GCCGCACCATTCGCCTGCTCGGCGCCGATGGCATCTGGCGCTGGGCGCGCATCATCGCGCGCACCTCGACGACCGTCGTCACCATCCGCCTCTACGGGCACGCGCTGCTCGACCTGTCGCCGATCAGCATCTGGGCAATGGACGCTTTCTCGGTGCTCGAGGGCTACCCCGCGGTGATCGGCCAGTATGAGGAGCGCCTGCTGCTGGCGCGTACCTCGGAGGAGCCGACCACGATCTGGGGCACGGTGGCGCAGGACAGCGACTTCGACGACTTCTCGACGTCCTCGCCGCTCGTCGACGACGACGCCTTCACGGCCAAACTGACTGGCGGGCTAAGCGCCATCCAGTGGCTGGCCGACGGCCCCGACATCATCATCGGCACCGAGGGTGCGCTCAAGGTGCTCGGCCGCAACGATCAGAACGCCGCGTTCGGCCCGCTCAACCTGCGCCAGCGGCCGCAGACCGAGGTGCCGACTAGCTATGTGCCGGGTTTCTTCATCGAGAACGTGCTGGTCTTCCTGAACGACTACCGGACGCAGCTCTACGAGGCGCTCTATACCAACGAGGCGCAGGGTTATTCGGCCGCCGAAATCAGCGGCCTGAACGAGCACCTGCTAGGCCTCGGCATCACCTCGGTCGCCTACCAGAAGTCGCCGCACAAGATCATCTGGATGACCACCGACAACGGCCTGCTGCTGGCGGCCACCTACGACCGCAGCCAGGAAGTGTTCGGCGTCAGCCGTTGCGATCTTGGTGACGGCGCGGTCGCCGAATGGGCGATGTCGCTGCCGGGCGAGACGGTCGACGGCGACGACGTGTGGTTGATCGTGCAGCGCACGCAGGGCGGCGCCCTGGTGCGCAATGTCGAGAAGCTGAGCGCCTTCTACCGCGCAGGCTACAGCGCCCAGGAGTTCCCCGTCTACGCCCACTGCGCCGGCTACTACAGCGGTACTGCCACCAGTACCGTGTCGGGGCTTGGCGACTACGAAGGCGATACGCTGGGCATCTGGGCCGATGGCGTCGATCTCGGCGACGCCGTGGTCGAGGCCGGGAACCTGCTGCTTCCAAACGACATCGAGGCCGAGGTGATCGTCTTCGGCTACCGCATTTCCAGCCGGGCCGTGACCCTGCGCCCGGCCGAGTTCGGCACAGGCGAACCGGGCCTCGGCAAGCCGGTTATCGGGGCTCAGGCGATCCTCGATCTTTACCAGACACCGTTCCTGCGCGTCGGCGCCGGTGTGAAGACGCCCGACGACTACGATAACGGGCTCGACATCATGCGCCGCGACGACTGGACCGAGAGCGACCCATTTGTCGCAGAGGTACTGGACCAGCGTACCGGAGCAGTACCGATGAACATCGACGCGGGCTGGTCAGACGGCGGCGTTTGTACTATTGAAACAAACAGCATGCATCCCGCCACTGTTCGGGCGATCCTGACCTACCTGGAAGGCGAAGACTGATGTGCACTCCTGTCGCCCTTGGCGTAGCAGCAATCGGCGGCGGCGTCCTGTCAGGCATTGGGCAGTGGAACCAGCACAACACCAACGCCACCAACTACACCATGCAGGCCAACGGCCTGCAGCGCGACATCGACGCCGAGAAGCAGGCCAGCGCCTACGAGATCGCCGCGACCCGCACCACGGTGCAGAAGACCCTCGGCAGCGCCCGGGCCGGCTACGCCGCGAACGGGCTGGCGCTGAGCGGCAGCGCCGCCCAGGTGCTGGACGACAGCGCCATCGAAGGCGAGCTCGACATCGCCGCCATCCGTTGGAACAGCGATGTCAAGGTCGGCAACCTGAAGTACCAGCAGAAAGTGGCGCGCACCAACGCCAGATCGGAGCGGCAAGCCGGTCCGCTGGCCTTCTTCGGCTCGGTATTCGGCGCAGCGGGGAGCGCAAACTTTGGCTAGAATTACCACCTACGAGGCGCAGCGGAACCTCGTTCCCGGCAGCACGCCCAATGCACAGCTGGTCAACCCTGTTGCCGACGAGATGGTCAACATCGGCCGCCAGGTGACGCAGGTCGCCAACGCGCTGAGCGAGCGGCAGCAGCAGAAAGAAAACTTCAAGGTCGAGAACGACTACCGTCGGCTGCAGCTCGAGCTGCAGTCCGAGATGGAGGCCAAGGCCGCCGAGATGGAGCCCGACGGCGCGGGCTTCCACGACAAGTTCGTCACCGAGACCTTCAAGCCGAAGCGCGACCAGTTCCTCACCGACGTGCCAGAGCGGCTGCGGCCGAAGTTCGAGACGCTGTTGTCCGACGATGGCGGTGCCGACGCGACCGAGTGGTCGATCAAGGCGGCCACCGCCGAGCGCGACCAGAACTACACCTACCAGCGCGACGAGATCAAACTGGCGGCCGACCAGACGGCAGTCGCCATCTCGATGCAGCCCGAGGCCTATGACAGCCTGAAGTCGCAGGGCGACGCCCTGATCGACGCGTCGAGCCTGCCCAAGCCCGAGAAGGACAAGCTGAAGCGCGACTGGGAGAATACCGCCCAGGTGGCGATGCTCAACCAGCTGCTCGAAACCGACCCCTCCGGCGTGTTCCGCGAGCTCGGCTACGATCCGCGCCAGCTCAGCCCGACCACCCAGTTCGAGATGATCAGCCGCGCCGTGCAGTGGCAGGAGAGCGCCGACAACCCGAACGCCATCTCAGGCAAGGGGGCGACCGGCCTGATGCAGGTGATGCCGGCGACGGCGCGCGAGATCGCCGCGCAGATCGGCGACACCAATTTCCCGGCCGGCGAGAACGACACCGTCGTGCAGGCCTACCTGACGAACCCCTACGTCAACAAGCAGTACGGCGAGTTTTACCTCAAGCAGCAGCTGCGCACCTTCGCCGGTACGCGTGATCCGCTCGAGGCGGCACTCGTTGCCTACAACGCCGGGCCGAGCGTCGCGAAGAAGTGGGTCGAGAGCGGCTACGACGACAAGCTGCTGCCCAAGGAGACGCGCGACTACAAGACGAACATCATGGCGTCGATCAAGGCGTCGCCGGTCAAGGGCGACCCGTCGAGCGTCAGCTTTGTCGGCGATGTGTCGGACACCAGCCCCGACCTGCAGAAGCGCCTGAAGGACGCCTTCGCCACTGTCGGCTTGACCACGGTTAAGATCAATTCCGGGCACCGCAGCGAAGCCGAGAACAAGGCGGCCGGCGGCGCTGAGGAAAGCCAGCACCTCGGCGGCAACGCCATGGACATCGACGTATCTGGGATGAAGATCAGCGAGCGCGTCGAGCTGATCAAGGCCTTGAGCAACGCAGGCATTACCGGCATCGGCGTCGGCGCGAATATCATTCACGCCGATCTCGGTGGGCGCCGTGCGTGGGGCTACGCCACCAGCGCCGGCGGTGGCGAGGTGCCGGCGTGGGCGAAGCCCGTCATCGGCCAGCACCTCAACGGCACGACGCCGCCGCCCCGCGCAGTCAACCAGCGCTACGCCTCGCTGCCTTACGATATGCGGCAGAGCTTTACGGCCAAGGCCGACCAGCTGATTACCAAGAACGCTGCCGTCACCAACCAGTCTTCGGCGACGCAGAAGGTAGAGGTGCGGCGCGGCATGGAGAACGAGCTCGCCCTGATCCGCACGACAGGGCAGGGCAGCGGCACCTTCGACAGCACCAACGTCTCGACCATCCTCGGCGAGGACGACTACGTCACGTTCGAGCGCAAGCGCGATGTGGCGCAACGGACCTTCACTGCGACCAGCGGCATTTCGACCATGATGCCCGAGGACATGGAGACCCGCTTCCTCGAATACGCGCCCGACCCGGCCGCACCTGACTTCGCCGATCAGCAGGCGGTGCAGGCCGCAGTGCAGAAAGAGATCGACCGGGTGACGCGCCTACGCGCTACCAGCCCCGATCTCGCTGCGCTGGAGTTCCCCGAAGTCAAGGGCGTCTACCAGAAACTGCAGGAGCAGCTCAGTGCCGGCGATGCCCAGCCCGCCGCGGTGCAGGACTTCGTCTCGTCGATGCTCGATACGCAGGGGCAGCTCGGCATCGCGCCGCAGGCGCGCGCGCCGGTGCCGAGCGAGTGGGCGATACAGATCGGCAAGTCGCTGACCCGGGTGCCGGAGATAGCAGGCAAGAACGCTGCCGATGTCCGTGTCGCCATCCAGGCGCAGTACCAGGAGCTGCAGAAGTATTTCGGCGACTACACCGACGAGGTGATTGTCTACGCGCTCAGCGAGTTCAAGGGCCTCAGCAAGCCGACGGCCGATCTTATCGGCGGCTACATGCAGGCGATCTCGGTGGGCGGTGATCCGTTCCGCACACGGCAGCTCGACCAGGCGATCGACAGCGACCAGGTCGAGGGCTTCGGCAAACCGCGTATCGGCTTTGGGGGCTCGCTTTTCGACCCGTTCGGCCTTAATGCTGGAGCCGCAGACGAGGCGGAACCGACCGCCGAGGAGATGCTGCGCAGCACTGAAACCGTCGAGGAATAATGGCCGGTCTTTTTCAGCCGAAGCGCGTGCAGGTTCCGGGGCTTCTGTCGGATGAAGGGCTTGCGGTCGCGCTCAAGAACCTGAGCGACACGACCAAGCAGGGGGCCGAAGCCGCGCCGCCCAACACCTCGGCGATCGAGGCCGCCAACAGGATTACCACCGAGGCGTTGAAGCCCGAGCCGGGCTTGCGCTCGGTGCAGTCGCGTATCCCAGGGCAGGAGCTCAGCCTCAGCCCCGAGAAGCGCTCGGAAGGCATCGGCCAGAGCATCGCCGACTATGTCGGCTCGACCGCTATCGGGCAAGGCGCTGCCGCCATTGCGCAGGCAGGCATGCTGAACCCCGAGCAGCAGGCCGAAGAACAGAAGAAAATCATTGAGGAAGCCGAGGCAGCCGGCAAGGCCGTCACCGACACCGCTGCGTTGCGCGACGACATCGCCGAGATCGTCGACCGCGGGCGCACCGGCGAAGGCCTGATGGCGAGCCAGGAGGAACTGGCCGCCATCCGCGCCGGGCAATCGGCGCAGGAAGCCAGCAAGGCGACCGCTTTCCTCAAGGAAGCCGAGAGCACCAAGCCCACGCAGCAGTGGTGGCTGAACGCCGCGCAGGTCGGCGCGCGCTCGGCAATCCAGATGGGCTCCAGCGCGCTGCGCTACCCGGCCGACGTATGGGACACCCTCGACGCCATCGAGAAGGGCAGCGACACAGTCAAGAAGTCCGAGGTGAGCGTCTGGCTGGACGGCGTCGACAAGGCGCTGACCAAGCTGCTGCCCGGCGACAAGGCGCGCTCGAAACAGTTCGTCACCGAGCTGTCGGCCGGCGCCGGTTCGATGGTCGGCTTCATGGTCACCGGCTGGGCCGGCCGCACCATCGGCCTGCCGGCGGCGCTCACCACAGGCACGCTGGGCGCGGCGGTCGAGGGTGACAGCCTCTACCAGGAGGCCGATACCTTCGGCGCCACCGCGACGCAGAAGCTGATCGCGCTGTTCGCCGGCTCGGCGCTGGGCACGACCGAGGCGATCTCGATCGACCGCGCTTTCATGCGCGCCGACGTCGCCACCGGCGGCATGATCCGGCAGCTGCTCGCCAACACGACGAGCACCTCGCTCGAGGAGTTCATCCAGGAGGCGAGCCAGACGCTGGGCGAGGACATCATCGCCAAGTATGGCGCGGCCTACGACCCGAACCGCGAGATCAACGTCGACGACATCATGCGCGCCGGCGTCATCGGCGCGATCACGGGCGGCACGGTGGGCGGTGTCACGACGCTGCTGTCGGGCGGGCAGGAAGTCGACCCCGTCGCGATGGACGAGGCCCAGATCACGGAGGCAGTCGATGCAGCCCTCGCACAGGAAAGCCAGCGTTTCGCCTCCATCATCGGAAACGAGCTTGACGGCGAAGGAGAGGTGGCGGCGCCGACACAAGGAGCGGGCGGCGAAGCGTCTGCTGGAGGCCAAACTGCGACGGCTGGGCCTGATCCAGTAAGGGGCGACGCGGTCCAGCAGATCGTCGAGAACCAGGCGGCGTTCCACGGTACGCCGCACAAGTTCGACAAGTTCTCGATGGAGAAGATCGGCACGGGCGAGGGCGCGCAGGCGTTCGGTCACGGGCTGTACTTCGCCGGCAACAAAGGCACGGCTGAGTTCTACCGTGACGCGTTGGCAAAGCCGGAGGTGACGTTCGATGGCAAAACTTACAACGGTGCTATCGACGTCATAGAGAACAAGCCGACGGCGCAGAGCTACGCTCTGTCGACGATCTCGAACTACGGCTCGATCGACAAGGCTGTCAACATCCTGCAGAGCAGTCAGAAGGGCGACACTACCCCGCGTGGCGACCGCTACCGTGAGGCGGTCCAGTGGATCGAGGCGAACCGCGACAAGATCGAAGTCGCCAAAGCGGGAGCACTATACCAGGTCGACATCCCCGACGACGCCGAACTACTCGACTGGGACGCGCCGCTGAGCGCGCAGCCGGAGGGCGTGCGAGAGAAAGTCGAGGCCGCGATTGATAGTCTTGGAGGCGAGATCAGCTTCCAGGCTGTGGAAGATGTGCTCGAACAAGACCCTCGCGCGGCCTCGTATGGCGACTACCACCGGGCGCTGACAGATCAGCTGGAAGCGGACCCCGCGGCGCTGTCTCGCGCATTGCTCGCTGCTGGCGTTCCCGGCCTCCGCTACCTCGACGCCGGTAGCCGCACCGCCGGCGACGGCACGCGCAACTACGTCATCTTCGACGACAGTCGCATCACAATCACCAATGTCGAAAGCCAGCAGGCCGACCTCGTCACCCCCGACACGATGGTCGCCGCAGCGGACCCGACGCCCAACCTCGACCCGCTGCCCGGCGCGACCGGCAAGCCCGATCCGAAGGCCGTGCAAGCAGTGATGGCCTACGCCGCCGCGAGCGGGCTGCCGATCACCCGGCAGACAAAAATCGAGCTCTCGCCTTTCGTTCTTCGCGACGTGCAGGTAGGCGCCCTTAACGGGCTGACACGCGCGCAAACGCGCACCATCAATCAGCTGGTCGACGGGAAAGACTGGGTAGAAATCGACCTGCCGATCAACCGTATCATCGGAACACAGCTAACAGTTAACGACGATTTTCGCGAGGCGGCAGCTAAACGCCCAGGTGAGCTGCCGCTTATCGTTCGCGTTAACGGCACGAACTATCTGCGCGACGGGCACCACCGCGTCGCCGCAGCGCAAGCGTCAGGCGCCTACACCGTTAAAGTTCGTTTTGTTGACGCAGACCGGGGGTTTGCCGAGCCCGATGCCCGTCAGCGTGACATCGAGTTTATGGTGGCCAGCAGCGCTACACGGACAGAGCAGACGCTAGCGTCCCTCTACACCGAGATGCAGCACCAGCCGACCGACCCTGCTGTCGTCGCCACCTATCAGGCCCTCGTGGAGGAAGTGAGTGCCCAGTACGCTTTCGCCGTTGCCGCCAATGGTGGCGATCTACCTCCTTTCCCTGACGCACCGGTGTACCCGGCAGACCATCCGCTGGCCCCGGTCGCCGACCAGTTTTGGTCGCTCTACCAGTTCTTCGGCACGGGGCTGGAGGGCGCCACCGACCCGGAGAACATGTGGCAGGCCTATGCGCGCGTCTTCTCGGCGAGCGCCCGGCCGGCCTTCACCACCGAAACGCGCGGCCCGCAGGGCTGGTCAGCGGTCAACGGCGCGGAGGCCCCGCGCAAGATCGGCCTGATGCGTTCGCTGGCGTGGGAGTACAATCTTGACGTCGAGCAGGTCGAGCGTATGGCGGCAACGCCGGCGGTTTCTAATCAAGAGCGCTTCCGCAAGTACATGAGCAATCGCACCTTCGCCACCCGCGAAGAAGCTGAGCGCACGCTGCGCTACTACATCGACAAGTGGAACAAGCCCGACATCTTCAACAGCGATCCTGAGCAGCTGTCTTACGACATCATCGACGACCTCCTGGTGAAGAAGGGCAAAGGCTTCGCCATTTCCAACAAAGGCTTGAAGCCGAAGGCGGCGTTCGTCGCTTCGTCTAGCCCGATCGGCGAAGCGCCGGATGTGGCGTGGGGCGCGCTCGACACGCAGGACTACCGCAAGACCGCTAAGGAAGGCGAAGTCGTCGACAACCTCTATGTGTCGCTCTTGTCTATCCCGCAGGCAAAACTTGCCGGCGGCAAGAGAGACTACGACTGGTCGGATTTGGAGCGCGGCGGGGCTATCCCGCCCGTGACCCTGCGCCGGAACAAGAATGGTTCGGTCTCTATCATCGACGGGAACCACCGCATCGAGTTCTTCCGCGAGCGTGGTTTCGACAGCGTTCCGGCTTACGTGATCCGCGACGCCAGCACGCCTGTCGGTGTGAACTCCGACATTGAGCAGATGACGGGCACCGCCACCGTGCGCCAGCCCTATCTCGCCGAGCCGACGCGCCCGACGAAAGGCATCCCGACGCCATCACCCGATCCGGGCAATCAGGAGGATGTGCGCCTTTCCAGCATCAGCCGCGATTTCGTCAAGGTGCTCAGGCTGACCGCGCGCCACGGCCGGCTGGCTGCTCGCGACAGCAGCGTCATGGGCGAATACAACCGCCGCACCGCGGCGATCCGCCTGCGCACCTGGACCGATCTCAGCACCCTTGTGCACGAGGGCGGGCACGCCCTCAACGACAGCATGGCCGCGCCGCTGAACGCTTTCGTGCAGGCGAACCTGCTGGAGATCAAAACCATCGCCCGCACCTTCTACGCCGGCGACCTGAGCAAGGCGCCTGACGAGACGGTGCGCCGCGAGGGCTTCGCCGAGTTCTTCCGCGTCTACACGCTCAACCCACGCTTCGCGCGCAACCGCTGGCCGCAGCTGGTCGACGCGTTCGAGCAGACGCTCCGCGACAACGACCCGCAAATCCTCGACGGTCTCAGCTCGATCTCGGCGCAGTTCGACGCATGGCTGCAGCTGCCGTCGAAACAACTGATCCGCAACATGATCGTCGACGGCCGGCGCGAGAGCGGTATCCAAGCGGCGGTAAAGGAGCTGAAGGACCAGGGCTTCAAGACCTGGATGCACGAGCACGCCCGCCGCGCCACCAGCGCCATGCTCAACAAGTATGTCGCCGTCGCCGATCTGGAAGCGCAGCTGCTCAACCTCGGCGAGCAGAACCGCGGCGCGCCGATCGAGCTGCAGCGCTCCGAGAGCCCGACCGCCATTCTGCGCCTTGCGCGCAACTCCGGCAGCCGCGCGCAGGTGCAGATCACCGATGGCGTCATCGGCTACCGCTCGGTGCAGTCGATCAGCCGCGGCCTGCGCGAGGCGCTGATGACCGCCCTCGGCATCCCACCCGACACCACGCCCGGCTCGCTCGATGAGAACCTGATGAAGGACTTCGACGCCTACCTGGTGGCGCGTCGCGCCTGGGACGAGTTCCGTCGCTTCGACGCCGGCGAGATCGAGCGCCCACCGATCGGCGCCCAGAAGGGCGACGTCGTCCGCACCATCAAGGAATACGAGCAGAGCCAGCCGCAGTTCATCCCGGCCGCCCAGATCGTGCACGAGTACGGCATGGCGATGTGGCAGAAGCGCTACGACGCCGGGCTGATGGACAAGGACACCTACGAGGAAGGCCTGCAGCGCCAGTTCTACGCGCCGCTACAGCGCGACGTCAGCGACAAGCAGGGCACCGGCGCCGACAGTATCGGCTTCGGCTCGTCGGTGCTGACCAAGGGGCCGCGCTTCCGTGGCTCCGATCGCGACATCATCAGCCCGATGACGGTGCTGATGCAGATGACCTTCGCGCTCGAAAAGCAGATCGCCGAGAACGACGCCAAGCGCGCCCTCGCTGTGCTGGCCGACCGCGCCGGTCAGGCCGGCGCACTGGTCGAGCGTATCCCGGCCAGCCAGCTGATCGGGCAGAGCTTCAGCGTGCAGCAGGTGGCGCAACGGCTGACCGCCGACGCCGGCCTGACCGCCGCCGACGCCTCGGACCTGATGACCATCCTCGCCGGCTCGGTTGACAAGGGCGACCTGATGACGCTGTTTCGCTCGGAGCAGGCCGGCACGCAGGGCGAGAACGTCATCTTCTTCTGGGAGAACGGCAAGGTCGCAGCGATCCGCCTCAACGACAGCAGCCTCGCCGCCGACGTGGTCAACACCATGAACGCGGTTGGGCGTGAGAATATGGACGTGCTGCTCGAGGGCGTCGCCGCGACCAGCACCGTGTTCCGCACGGCGATCACCAGTTGGCCTGACTTCCTCGTCGTCAACTACATCCGCGACCAGATGTCGGCATGGATACTGGGCGGCACCGGCTACGTGCCGTTCGCTACCGGCATCCAGGGCATCAGCGACGAGATCAGGCAGAAGCAGTGGGCCAAGTCCTACAATGCGGCCGGCGGCACGCTGGGCGGCATGACGGTCGCGGCGCTGCACCGCACCCGGGTCGACCGCGACATCAAGGCGCTGCGCGCCAAGGGGTACACGGCCAACGTGTTCGGCGACGCAGATGGAGGATGGAGCAATGTCCCAGGAGCAATCAAAGGGCTCGCCCGACTTACCGCCCTCACGGAGACCGGAACGCGTCTGGGGCTATATCGTGGGGCGTATAATCGCGCTATTGAAGATGGTCTCTCGGAATACGACGCGTCGGTAGAGGCCGCCTACATCGCTACCGACTATATCGACTTCGGGCTGAACGGCTCCAAGATGCTGCACGTGCGGCGGCTGATCCCGTTCCTCAACGCCCAGCTGCAGGGCCTCTACAAGATGTACCGCACGCTGGGCGGCGACGAGGTGGCGCGCCGGCGTGGCCTCGGCTTCGCGCTCAGCGCCTACTTCAAGAACATCAACAACCTGCCGCTGAGCCGGCTGGAGCAGCAGCAGCTGCGCACCGGCCGCGCCGCGTGGCTCAAGATGATGGCGCTCGGCCTGATCGGCGCCGCCATCTGGGCGCTGTTCAAGGACGACCCCGATTACCAGGAGGCAGGCGAATACCTGCGCACCACCGGCTGGGTGATCCCCACCGGTGACGGCAAAATCTTCTACATCCCCAAGCCATTCGAGCTCGCCATCGTTTCCAACGCTGTCGAGCGCGGGCTTGAGTTCGCCACCGGCGACAGCACGGCAATCGACCGCTTCAAGCGTGGGTTGGCGATGACGCTGGTGCCGCCAACCGCGCCGCCGGCCATCCAGTCGGTGGTCGAGGTGGCGGCAAACTTCGACTTCTTCACCGGCCGCGAGATCGTGCCCAGCCACATGCAGGCGCTCGCGCCGCAGCTGCAATACGACAACTACACCTCGAGCATCGCCAAGTGGGTTGGCGGTGCCACCGGCCAGTCGCCGCTGGTCGTCGACCACATCATGAGCGGGCTAGGCGCCAGCGCCTACCGCGACATCTCGACCATGCTGAACGCCGCCGACCCGACGCGGCCGATGCCCGACGAAACCGAGTGGCCGATCCTGCGCCGCTTCGTGCGCGATGTGCGACGGGGCTCGGCCTCGGCGCAGGACTTCTGGGCGCAGGCGTCGAACACCAACGGCAAGCTGGAGCGTGGCAAGGCGACCTACAAGCAGTACATGGAGATGGGTAACGAGCCCGCCGCCAACCGCTTCCTGTCGACGCTCAACGCCGACGAGCGCGCCTATGCCATCCTGATGACCGATTTCAAGCCGGAGGAAAAACGGCTCAACCCGTTCTACCGCGCGCGCCAGGTGACGACGATCATCAGCGGCATGCGCCGCGAGAACGCCTCCGAGCTCGGCCTCGGCGACACGACGCGTGAGCCGGTAGAGGGCGAGGGGCCGCTGACCTTCCAGATCAGCCGCGGCGTGCGCACTCGTATCGACGACATCCTGAGCGAGCTGGCCCGGCGCGAGGTGCGCAACACCATGATCGCCACCGGCCAACCCGGCTGGCAGGACAAGGAAGTGCTGCCGCTGGAGCCGACGCTCGACATGCTGCTGGCCGTCAGCCCTGACACCTACGACGAATACCAGCGCCGGCGCGTCAAGGCCAAGGTCTACGACGCCCAGTCGGTCTACGATTACTGGCCGGAAGTGCGCGACCGTCTCAACAGCGACGGACCTGACGCCGTTCTCAGCGACGCCGTGGCGGTCGCCGGGGTGGTATTCTGATACCGCATTTGCTATAGGACGAGACCATGACCCAAGCCGTCGTTCAGGTTCGCAACATCGTCGCTCGATCCGGCTTCGCGAACCCGTTGACGCTGGAGGTGCTCGTCACCGACGAGGACTACCTCAAGGTCTACGCAGACACCACGCTCCTCGACAACGGCCCCGACTACGAGATCACCGGCATCGGCGATCCGAACGGCGTCTCGATCGAGATCATCGGCGCCGAAGACGTCGACAACTACGTCGGCACGATCAGCTTTGTCGCGGTCTACGAGCCACCGCTCGACCAGCAGACAGACCTGAGCGCCGGCGGCGTCCTCGGTCGCAACTACGAGAGCGGGCTCGACCAGCAGAACCGCCGCCTGCAGTCGATCGGTGACCGTGTGTTGCGCTCGATCAAGATGCCCGTCACCGTCGACGGCGACATTGTGCTCGACGAGCCGGTCGACCAGTGGGGCCTGGTGTGGGACGACGACACGCAGCGGCTGATCTGGGCAGTCGTGAACGACGCTGGCGCGCAGGTAGCCGTGCTGCCGAGCGGCGGCGCGAACGGTCAGTTCCTGAGCAAAGCCAGCGACGACGACTTCGACGCCGAGTGGGTAAGCGACCCCTCCGACGACAAGCTGCCGCTGGCCGGCGGCACGATGACCGGCCCGATAGGCTTCACCTACCAGACGACCCCTGCCAATCCGCCGGCGGGCGTGATGAAGCTATACGCCAAGGCCGACGGCAAGCTCTACACGCTGCTGCCAGACGGCACTGAAGCTGAAGTCGGCTCAGGCGCGACGCTCAACCTCTACGACTACGGCGCGGTAGGCGATGGCGCCACCGATGACACCGCGGCCATCGCCGCGTGGATGGCCGACGTCACGGATGGCAACTACGCTTTCCCGCCCGGCCGGTTCCGCACCAGCGACGACTACTTCTTCGACCTCGACACAACGCCAGCGCTCCGTATTACCGGCGCGGGCGAGAGCCTCACCGAGCTGATCTACACTGGCACCGGCGACTTCATCACCGTAGAGCGCACGACAGGCGCCGCCGCGCTGTTCGGCGTCATTGTCGACGGCATCACCTTCACGACATCAAACGCCGGCACAGCCGACGCGTTGGTGCTGGAACTCGATGACGCTGCGCCCTCGTCGGGCAGCTACGAGACCCTGGCGCGTCGCGTCAGCAACTGCCGTTTCATGCCGGAAGGCGCAGGCGACTACTGGGGAGAGTGCGTCAGGTGGAACAACACCACCTACGGCACGACTGAGAACATCACCGTCCGCAGTGACGCCACCACCTCAGGAAAGTGCGTGGTGTATGGCGGCACTCGCTCGGCGGTCGACAACACCATCCACAACCTGAAAGGCGTCAGCGTCAACACCCTGGTGCTGGTCGAGAACGACACGCAGGAAGGCCTCTACATCAGCCAGCTGGTCGGTGTCAGCATCCTGCGCGGCGTCGACTGGCAAGTGACCGGCACCCCCGCGCCAGCGCTGGTAGTCGACGGCGGGCACCTGAACGTCAAGGCCGGCGGCTACGCGTTCATTATCGACAACGTGAACGCGCCCTTCTTCTCGAACCTTACCGTCTACCTCGACGGCGCCAGCCCGACGGCCTTCTCGCTCGACAACGACATCGCTTACGCGATGAACCCCTCGTTCAGTAACGTGAGCGTGTTCGGGCTGGGCGGGTCGAGCAGCACGACGGGCTTGATTATCGGGGCCGGCGTCAACCGCGCGGTGATCGGTGGTATCTCATTCAACGACCTGACGACAGGCATGGTGCTGACAGGCGGTATGAAAGACGTCCTGGTGACGCCGGCCGTCGGCTTCTACAACTGCACGAACAACGTCACCGAGAGCGGCAACATCTGGGTGCCGACCGATCGCAATCGCGTCTGGAAAGGCACCGACAGCGAGCAGCGCTTCAGCCTGGCCAACAACACCGGACTGAACTTCACGCTGGAAAATCTATCGGTAAGCGGTGCCGCCAAGTGGGTCAGCATGGTGCTGCAGGGGCGTAACTCTCTCGGCAGCCTGCGCGGTGTAGGCTGGGCTCGGTGGACGTCGCAGGACGTCAACTGGGTCAACAGCGACTTCACCCTAGGGGTTCGCCGGGGCGACGCCGAGGTGACTGCGCTCACCGTAAGAGCTGACGGTCTGCAAAGCATCAATGGCGCACTTAGTCGCGGCGCTCCCGTCACCAAGACCGGGGACTTCACCCTCGCGGCTACCGAAAACTGGGTGCTGAATAACAAGGGCTCGGCCTGCGTTGTCACGCTTCCCGCCGCTTCTGCCTGGGTCGGCCGAGAAGTCATGTTCACCAACATCGGCGGCGCTTTCGCGCTGACCTCGGCCAGCTCCAACGTCGTGCCCAAGGCTGGCGGTGCTGCTGGTACGGCGATCCTCGCTGCTACCGATGGCGTGTGGGCGACCTTGGTCAGCGACGGTACCAACTGGATAATTACGCAGGCAGGCACATGACCGAAGACGTCGTCGCCCAGCGCAACACCGTTGCCGCCCTCGGGTTCGTCAACCCGCTGAACCTGCCCGCCAACGCAGAGGCGGCGAGCCACGTCAAGGTCTATGGCGACGATGTGCTGTTGACGCTCGGTGTCGACTACACGATCGAGGGCGAGGGCGACACCGGTAACCTTGACGAGATCGACGGCGTCAACGTCACCATCGACAGCGACGTGCTACTCGCCGACATCTACGAGACCTTCACCGTCGAGCACGATCCGCCGATGGACCAAGACACCGACCTGAGCAGCGGCGGCACGCTGGGCCGCCTCTACATGGCCGGTCTCGACGCCATCGTGCGGCGCCTGCAGGCGGTGAAGCAGCTGTTCGTCGACCGCGCGCTAACGCTGCCGGTCGACGCCATCGACACCGACACCACCCTGCCGCTGCCCGAGGATCGCCGGGCGCTGGTCTGGAAGCGCGACCAGGACACCGGCGACTACCGCATCGTTAACAGCTATAGTGACCCTGACACCGAGCCGCTGACCAGCGCCGAGGAAGCGGCCGCTGCGGCGCAGCTGGCCGAGACCAACGCCGAGGCTGCCGCCGCCACAGCGCAGGCGCAGGCAGCAGCGGCCGCCGCGAGCGCTGTGCTGGCGCAGGAAGCTGCCGCCGAGGCCGGCGACCTGACCGCCCTGCTGGCTTTCCTGTGGCCAGTCGGCGCCAAGCTCGAGCACTTCGGCTTCACTGCGCCGACGAACTTCCTCGCCGCCGACGGCAGCGCGGTCAGCCGCGCGACTTACGCGGCGCTGTTCGCAGTGATCACCAAGACAGCTACCGTCACCTTCAACACGACGTCCGACCTCGTCAACTGGACTGCGCACGGGCTGGTCGCCGGCGACGCCGTGCGCTTCTATACCACTGGCGCGCTGCCCACTGGACTGACGGCTAACACCACCTATTACGTCATCGCCTCCGGGCTGACCGCCGACGTTTTCAGGGTGGCTACCAGCGCGGGCGGCGCGGCCATAAACCTGAGCGGCACGCCGAGCGGCACGAACACGGCGCGTTATGCGCCCTACGGCCACGGCGACGGCACGACTACCTTCAACCTGCCAACGTGGAACGACGGCAGGTTCACCCGCGCGACCGGCGGCACCGCCGATCTGCGGGGCGCGGTGCAAGCCGAGATGATCGGCCCGCACGATCACGACCTGACGATCGACAGCGGCGGCGCGCATACGCATACGTTCTCGGTTGACGGCGGCGGCGGTTCGCTTAACCGGGTTGCGTGGGGCTCGCCGGGGGCTGGCGGCACAAAAACGACGTCCTCCAACGGCGCGCATACGCACACTGGCGATGTGGCGCAAAACTCTGGTACTGAGAACCGTCCGCGGAACAGCTCGGTGCTGGTCTGCATCAAATACTGAGGAGACCCCGTAATGTATGATCTGCTTACCGCCCTGATCCGCAAGACCGAGACCGGCAAGACCGATCCGGCCGTGCAGTACGAGACGATCATCGGCCACAACCAGCGCCACCTCGACAAGCCGCTCACCCAGATGACGGTCGACGAAATCATCGCCGCCAGCGACAGCTGGCGCAAGCGGTTCAAGACGACATCGGGCGCGGCCGGTGCCTACCAGATCATCAAGCCGACGCTGGTGCAGCTGAAGAAAGACCTGAGCCTGACGGGCAGCGAGAAGTTCACGCCGGCGCTGCAGGATCGCATGGGGGAGAAACTCTGCCAGAAGCGCGGCGCCGATCAGTTCCTCGCCGGCGCGCTGTCGCTCACCGCCTTCGGCAACAACCTGGCGCGCGAGTGGGCCAGCTTCCCTGTCCTGTCGCCGACGACGCGCGGCAAGCAGCAGCTGAAGCGCGGGCAGTCCTACTACGACAAGTTCGCCGGCAATCATGCGCTGGTCTCGCCCGGCGTGGTCGAGGGCGTGCTGGCGCAGATGCTGAAAGAGCGCCGCGAGGTGCCGGGTCAGGCAGCTCCGGTGCCACTGCCTGACGCGCCTACCGAAGTCGTGCCCGCCGAGACCACAGCTGCGAGGCCTACGCCGCTCGGTTTCATGTTCATCATCGCTCTCATTGTCATCGCCGTGATCACCGCCTGGTGGTTCTTCGGGCGCTAAGGAGGCGCCAGTATCATGTTCATCAAATCCGTTGTCGTCGGCTGGCTCGGCCGCCGTATTCTGGACTGGGGCGGGTGGCTCGGCACCTTCCTGCTCGTCGTCATCGGCCTCTACAACGCCCTGCCGGCGACGTCGCAGGCCGCCATCGGCAGCGCCATCCGCGGCGACTGGCAGGATATCACGCTCGGCGCACTGATCCCGCTGGCCGGGCTGGTGGTCAGCCAGGTGATGTCGTTCCGCGCCACGGTCAAGCCGCAGGTGGTCACGCCCGACGGCGAGAAGGTGGCGATGAAGGAACTGCCCAAGACGACGCAGACCGTCGTCAAGGAGCAGGCCAAGACCGTTGTCGAGAAGAAGCGCCCCAGCCCGCTCGAGGCCCTCGGCGGGCTGTTCAAGCGTAAGTGACCCCTTCTCCCGGCATTCTCGACGCCAGCGCGCAACGCCTGATAGACCTCGGTCTGTCGGGCGTTGCGCTATTGGCGCTCGGCTTCATGTTCTGGAAGCTGTGGGAAGCGCGGGAGAAAGACCGGCGCGAGGCCGAGGCACGGTACGAAGTCGTACAGGAGAAACGGATCACGGAACAACGTGCCGCGCTGGACGCTGTGTCTAAAGCGGTAAATACTGTCGAGACGACCATAGATGCCCTGCAGCGGAGCCATCAGCAATGATCTGGCCCTTCGGTCGCAAGCAAGCCGAGCGTGATGTGCGCGTTACGCGCCTCGACGAGGAAGCTCGCACGGGCGAAATTTCTTTGGTAGACAAGATACTAGAGCTGGATCGGAAGCGCGTCGATCTGGACCGGCTCACTGCGGATGCCTTGAAGGATTTAGGGAGACCGCATCGTGTTTAGACCGGGGCTCGTCTTTGCTTTTCTCGTTGCCGCCTTCTGGTGGGCGTGGGTGACCTTCATCCCGCCGGCGACCGGCGTCGAGCTCATGAGCGCGCTGCTGGCGCCGCTGGGGGCGATCGGCCTGTGGCGCTGGGGGCCTGGCTCGCTGCGCAATATGTGGGCGCAGCTGCTCACCCCCGCCAAAATCCTGACGATCGCCGTGGCGACGATGGTGTTCGGCGTTACCTTCGCCGGCATCTGGCGGCTGATCTACCTGTGGCTTGACCGCCCCGACAGCATGACCAGTGCGGTCAATCCTTGGGCCGCCTTCCCGGTTTACCTGGCGGTTATCTCGCTGATCCTCTACCTGCTGTCGACGCGACGCGAGAGCGACCCGCCGATGCCGCATCTGATGTGGGTGGTCGGCTTCGGCGCCGGGCTGGTGCTGGTACTCGGCTTCGCGATCCGGCTGTTCGGACTGGGAACACTGCTGTAAGCTCTACGTTCTACCCTCAACAGCCATAGGAGGTTCCATTGGCAAAGAAGCGTTCGACCAAGCAGCCCGCCACCGAGCAGGACAAGGTCCAGCAGGACCAGGGCGAGAAGGGCTACGCCGGCTCGCAGGACTACCAGACCGGCAAGGTCACGTCGTCCGACCCGGCGCAGGCCACCGACGAGCAGATCAAGGCAGATCGCGCACGCCAGCGCGGCACCTTCTAAGAACCCCCTAGCGGGGGCGAGGCCACTGGCCGGGCGTGAGCCCGGCCTTTCTTTATCGGTTGAGCCGGTTCTCGCGCAGCGTCGCCCAGCGAAAGTTCGCGCGAGTGTTGTTCATGGTATCGCGGTCGATGTGGTCGACCACCATGCCGGGCCGGGGCGGCGGTTCGATCCGCTCCATGATCGCGGTGTGCAACCACTGGTTCTGGCTCACCCAGATCGAGCCGACCTTCACCTTGACCGTGCGGAACAGGTAGCCCTTAAGGGCTGTTGCGCGACTGCTTGAAACGCCACTGCCACTGGATGAACCAGAGGTAGTCCTCGTAATCGAGCAGCGCCCGGTGCGTGGTGTTGCCCGAGTAGAGGTAGCTCGGCCAGTCAAGGTCAAGCGTGTTGGGATCGAAGCTGTCGAGCAGCACTACCGCACCCACCCCCAGCGTTGCAGCAAATTGTACGCCGGCCGGCACGCTGCCATCAGCGCGCAGGCGAGGAACACCAGCGGGGCGGCGGCGAGCGGAGTATTCTCGAGCAGGCAGGTTGCCAGCGCCCCGTCGCTCGCCGGGCCGGCTACCGCCTGCACGTCATGTATCTTGCAGCAGGTCGACCAGTTCCACCGGCCGATGCCATTAGGAAAGCCGGTGCAGCGCCCGTCGCTGCTGGTCAGGGCGAACAGCGTGGTCGGCTCGGCGGGCCAGAGCACGTAGAGCACGACGACGGTGAGGATACCGAGGGCGGCCCACCAAACCGGATTGCGGTAGAACCTCATGGCTTCCTCTCCGTCTTCGGCCAGCGCGCCAGCTCGAGGCGCAGGCTGTTGGCCGCCTTGAGCGTGTCGACGCCGATCAGGCCGCCGTGGTTCTGCTCGGCCTGGTTGAGCAGCTCGGCTACCGCGCGGGCGCTGACGAGCAGGTCGTCGAGCTTGCCGCGCGGTGTGGTGAACATCTCGTCGCGCTCCATCATACCTCCTTGAGTAGTCGTTGAAATGCCGCCTGCGCGGTCATCTTGTTACGCACGCGCTCGTACTTCAGCTCGTCGACCGTATCGCGCATGAGGATCGGTCGGGAAAAAACAGGGTGCGTCTGGCCGGGGCGGTGCAGGCGCTTGAGCAGCTGGTCGTAGAGCTCGGCCGACCAGGTCATGCCGTACCAGAACAGCTGCGCCCCGCCGTGCTGCAGGTTGAGGCCGTGGCCAGCCGAGGCGGGGTGCACCGCCGCGACCGGGAAGCGCCCCTCGTTCCAGCCGTGCTCGAACTCGATCGCCGCCTTGTCGCTCACGCCGGCGCCGAGATAAGGCAGGTTCGGGAACTGGCCGCGCAACTGGGCGAGGTCTTCCTGAAACTCGTAGGCGATCAGCGCCGGCTCGCCGTCCAAGGTCTCGATCAGTTCCAGCAGGCGTTCCATCTTGACGTCGTGCAGGCGCTCAGCGTTGCGCCAGTGCTTGCCAGCGCCGTCGCGGCTATAGGCCTGCCCTTCACCGTACAGGAAGCCCTGCACGATCTGGCTCAGTTTACCGCTCGCCACCGCCATATTTGCGGCGGCTGCCGTCTGCCCAAGCATTTCAAGCTCGGCGACCAGGTGCTTCTTCATGGTGTCGTAGACCGGCCGCACGTCGCGCGGCATATCGACCCACTCGATGAAGTCGGGGCCGTCGTTGAGCATCGGCAGGTCGGGCATCTCGTCGAAAGGAATAGTGATCGTCACCGTATTGATCGCGGCGATCAGCGACTTCTCCTTTTCCGGCTGCACCCGCCAGTTGTAGCCGTTGTAGTCGACCGGGTAGAAGTTCGCCTCGCGCCAGCGATCGAAGCTCTTGCCCCACAGCTTGCCACGGGTAGCGAGCTTGAGCGGCATGAACTGGTCCTCGTAGCCGTTCGGGCGCGGCGTGCCGGTCAGCTCCCAGATGGCGAGGAACGCCGCCGGGTTCTTGTAGAGGTAGGAGAACAGCGCCTTGCCGCGCTTGCCGCGCGGGTTCTTGAAGCGCGAGCTCTCGTCGATGCAGAGCACGCTGCGCGACAGGCGGGCAGGCTTCTGCGTCGCCATCCAGTCGACGAACCACTGCGTATTGTCGATGCCGATGGCGTAGATGTCGGCCGGGGTCTTGAGCGCTTGCAGGCGCTGCGCCGCGGTGCCGCCGACGAACACCACCTTGAGGTGGCGCAGGTGCTCCCACAAGCGCGGCTCGGCCGGCCATACCAGCTGGCTGACACGCTTCGGCGCCAGCACGAACATATCCTGCGCGTGGCCGTCTTGTTTGAGCTCGACGAAGGCGGTGAGAGCGCTGGCGGTTTTGCCAGCGCCCATGCCGAGCACCGCAGCTACGGCCGGCTCCTCGTAGAGCTTGGTGATGGTGCGCTGCTGGGCGCTGCGTAGATCGGACTTCGCCCTCACTTCTTCCACACCCCGCCGACATCGGCCAACACCGAGCGTGTCGTATCTTCGTCAGCCACCAGCACAGGCGGCTGCGTATGGCCGCTATAAACCGACAGGAATACCACGCCGGCGGCGATCTCTTCCGGCGTCAGCTTCCAGCAGGACACGCAAACGCGCCCGTTGCGGAATACGTGCAGCGGCTCGACGTTGTGCTCGTTGCCGGCGGGGGCACCGAGCGTTGTGTTGGCGCCGTCGAAGTGGATAGGATCAGCCATCAAACCAGACCCTTGTCGAGCGCCAGCCACTCGGGCAGCGTCACTACAACGAGGCCGCTGCCTGGCTTCTTCTCGTACTCGATCTGCGACAGCGGCAGCCAGACGGCGTTCTTCTGAACGCCGTCGTCACTGACGAGTAGCGCCTTTGGCGTCTCCGCGTGTAGCTGCAGGGTCAGGTCCAGTAAGTCGCTCTTGCTCGATGACACGGTCGATCTCCTCTCGATCCTTGCACAGATACACCCGCCACCCGACCGCCCGCAGTTCCGCGTGCCTGACCTTCTGCAACTCGGCGACCCGCCCGCCTTTGGGCTTCTTGAGTTCGACGAGGAAGGCACTCACACCGGGCAGCTTGACGATCCGATCCGGGTAACCCCGAACACCGGGGACGACGAACTTATAGGTCTTTCCGCCCAGTAGTGCAACAGTATCGTTTAGGTATTGCTCAACCGAAATTTCTAGCATATGGTCCTCCTCGTCGGTCGGCGGATGATTGCCCGACAGTGTCTCACGGCGGGCCGTGGCTGCAGCTTGCAAGCTGGGCAGTGGAACGCCGACCGACAACCGAATTTCAGGAGGATGGCCGTGACAGCCGCAAAAGACAAGATGAAGCAGCGCTCGTTCTACATGGACGACGAGACCTACGCCCTGATCGAGCGCCATGCCGAGCGGCTGGGCACGAGCAACGGCACCGCCTTGCGTATGCTGGTGCGGTCGGCGCTGCTGGAGAACCCGCACCTGCCGGAGAGCTACCAGCAGGCGCTGGCGCGAGCCGACCGCCCCGAGCCTGTGCCCGGCAGCGCCGCCGATGTGCCGCAGCGCGTGGTGCAGACCACGGCAGCGCCGGCCGCCGACATCATCCTTCCGCCCGATACGCAGGAGACCTTCCGCGTGCCGGAGAAGTTCCGCGAGAAGGGTCCGCGCGTTCCGCGGCCCAAGCACGACGACGATGACTTCTGAGCGCGTTGTTTGCAGCAAGTGCGGTAAGGATGAAGTCGCAGTCTACGCGACGCCTGAGACCGCGCTGTGCCAGGATTGCTGCGCCACCGCCTTGCACGAGGACGGTGAAGAAGGGCACCAGTACGAGTACGAGCCCTACGAAGGGCACATGTGCCGGTACTGCGGCGCGTGGCCGCCGTCCGATTGGTTTAGCGAAGATTGAGGAGAGACCAGTGACTGACACCATCACCCACGAGAAGACCCCCGACAGCCATAGCTCCATTGTCGGCGGCTCCAGCGCCAGCCGCATCCTTGGCTGCCCGGGCCACGTCGACCTGCTCGCCAAGCTGCCGGAGAGCGTGCTGAAGGAGAGCTCGACCTACGCCGACGAAGGCACCGGCCTGCACGAGATCATGGCCTACCTGGTCGAGAACGATATCGAGATCAACGCCATCATGGCCGACCCCAAGGTCGACGAGCTGTGGGCGACCTACAACCTGCACCTCGACCGCATGTATGACGCGGTGGTGCCGGCCTACAAGTCGTTCCTCGCCTACTGTGACAAGTTGCTCGAGGATGAGCCCGAAGACGCCACGCTGCGCCTGCGCGTCGAGAGCAAGGTATCAATGCCCGGCATCGAGGGCGCATTCGGCACGTGCGACGTGCTGATCCGCGCGCCCAGGAAGACGGTGGTGTGGGACTGGAAGTTCGGGCAGGGTGTGCCGGTGCTGGCCTCGTACAAGGTGAACGAGCCCAGCCCAACCAATCCGGCGGACGGCAGCACCGTCGAGTACGGCAACGACCAGCTGATGTTCTACGCCCGCGCGGCGATGCACACCTACCCCGACTACTTCGACGCCGAGTTCAACAGCGGCGCAGTCGAGCTGGTGATCTGTCAGCCTCGCATTCTCGACGAGGAGCTGTCGACGTTCGAGACCACCTACCAGTCGCTCGAGGACTTCCGCCTTGATCTCGTCGACGCCGTCGAGGAAGCCCTGTCGGGCAAGGGCCAGATCAAGAAGGGCTCCTATTGCCGCTTCGCCAAGTGCAAGACAATCTGCCCGTTGCATCTCAACGGGCCGGTGGCGATGGCCGAGGTGGGTGAGAAGCTGAGCAAACTTAAGGCGCAGTCCGAAGCGCTTGCCTCGCTTCACCCGGTCGAGACCTTGCCGGTTGTCCAGTCGCGCATGGAATACGCCGAGGCCCTCGCCGCCATGCTCACCATCGCCGAGATCGTCGAGCCCTACATCAACGAGGCATACACCCAAGCGCACGCCTTCATGGAAGCCGGCGGCGTCATCCCCGGCCACAAGCTGGTGCCCAAGCGCGCCGGGTGGGACAGCTGGCTAGACGAGAAAAAGACCGACGCCTTCCTCGGCCGCGCCGGGCTGAGCGTCGACGAGCGGCGCAAGCCCTGGTCCTCGATCACTCCCGCCGTCGCGCGGAAGAAGATCAAGGACGAAAAGCAGCTCAAGCTGCTTGAGAAATACGTGAAGCCGGGCGTATCCTCCGGCACCACGATCGCGCCTTCGGATGACCCGCGCCCCGCTGTCGAAGCGACGGCGACGATGGTCAAGTCGCTGGCCGACAAGATCGCCTCGCTCTAAGGCGAGGTGATACCGGAGGGTCGGAAGAGGGAAGCAGGCTAGCTCCGCACCGAAACCGATCCTCCACCGACGTGCCTACCCAACTATGAAACAGCAAACAGGAAATATGAAAATGACCACCGAAGTTACCAAGACCGCTGCTGCCGGTGCACTCGCTGCGCTGGGCAACCTCAAGCAGGGGCTCCAGAACGTCCAGAGCGGTATCCGCGTGCCGGGTGGTGAACCCATCCTGCGCATGGGTCGCGACGGCATCTGGATTTACGGCGCCGACAACGTCGAAGTCGAGGGCGGCAGCCTGTGGGCGATCAACCCCATGTCGCTGACCCACGGTTTCATCTGCTGGAAGGTGATCCCCGAGGGCAGCAAGGAAAAGCCGGAACTGCTGGGCGAGGAAACCCGCTCAATGTTCCAGCCGCTGCCGGTCAAGGAAAGCCTGCCCGACTACGGCCACCCGTGGGCCGAAGTCCTGTCGGTGCAGCTCAAGTGCGTCAGCGGCGAGGACGAGGGCGAGCAGACGCTCTACAAGACCTCGTCGACCGGCGGCCTGCGTGCCATGAAGGAGCTGATCGGCTCGATCATGGAGGCGATCGACAAGCACCCGGAAACCCCGGTGCCGGTCGTGCAGCTGAAGTCGGACAGCTACCCGCACAAGCAGTACGGCAAGACCTACTTCCCGGTGATCGCCATCGAGAAGTGGGTGTCGATGGAGGGCGTCGCCGAGGAGGCTCCGGCCGAAACGCCGAAGACCGAGACCGCGCCTACCACTCGCCGCCAGGCTGCTGCCGCCCCCGTGCAGGAGCAGACCACCGACGAGGACGAAGACGAGACCATCGAGGAGCAGCCGCAGCAGACCGCGCCTGCCGAGGGCGTGCGCCGCCGTCGCCGCGCCGCGTAAGCGGTCGGCTTTGGCTGGGCCGGGGCGCGCTGCCCCGGCCTTCCTGAGCTGATCGAGAGGAGATCGACTGTGTTCTATTGCGAAACCTGTGCCGATAAGAACGGCTGGCCGAAGGCGTATTGGGTAGGCGTATCGCGCGGCCCCTGCGAAGTCTGCGACAAGGTAGCTGTCTGCTTTGACGTACCGAGCCGAGCCCTCCCTGCCCCTAAGCGCGAGCCCCGTGATGTCGACGCTCAGTGACGACATCAACGACTTCTGCTTCCTCGACACCGAGACCAAGGCGCTCCCGCAATTCCACAACACCATCGACGAGAGCCTGCCCCTCGTCGGTGCCTACCGCTACTCCAAGTGCGCGGTGGTGAACGTCATCCAGTACGCGATCGGCGACGAGCCGGTCGAGGTGTCCTCGTTCAAGGACTTCGACCCGACCCGCCGCTTCATGTGGGCCTACGGTTTCATGCCCGAGAAGCTGCTCCGCTTTCACGAGCGGGCGCTCGCCGGCAAGGCCTGGTATGTCGCCTGGAACACCACCTTCGACCGGCTGATGATGTCGGCCAGCGTCAAGCACTGCGTCATCCGCCCCGACATGGCGATCGACTGCATGGCGCAGGCGGTGGCGAGCAACCTGCCTGCCAAGCTCGAGGGCGCCAGCCGTGCCATCGGCCGTGGCGGCAAACACGAGGGCGGCAAGAACTATATCCAGATGTTCACCACCGGCGACTGGACCACCCACACGCCGCAGACCAACCCCGCCGAGTGGCACGACTTCACCCGCGGCTACGGCGCGCAGGACGTCGACGAGCTGCGCGCCGTGTTCAAGGCGACCCGCCCGCTGCCGCGCCGCGAGTGGGAAGAGTACTGGGTGTCGGAGAAAATCAACGACCGCGGCATCGCCGTCGATGTCGACTTCGCCGATCGTGCCGCGGCCATTGCCGAGCTGAACGCCAGGCACCTGAACGCGCGCATCACCCGGCTGACCGGCGGCGCCATCACCAAGGTGACGCAGCGCGAGCGGATCGCCAACTGGCTCTACGACCACTGCGCCACGGCCGAGCTGCGCGACACGCTGGTCAAGGCATGGACCGAGGAGGACAACGTCACCGGCGAGGACGACGAGCTAGTGCCGTCGAAGCTGTCGATCGCCGCCGATCGGCTCGACGCCTACATCAACTACCTCGACGTGCTCGACGAGCGCGAAGGTCTGACGGACGAGGAGTTCGAGCTCTTAGAGATCGCCGAGGCGCGCTCGTTCGGCGCATCGGCTACGCCCGCAAAGTTCCAGAAGATCGTGGACCAGCACGACGACGGCCGGCTGAAGGGTCAATACCGCTTCAACGGCGCCCAGCAGACCGGTCGGTTCTCGTCGGTGGGCGTCCAGGTGCACAACCTCATTCGCGCTTCCTTAACCGACAAGGCGCATCCTGACCGTGAGATCGACGCGATCGAACTCATCAACCAACTGGAGATCGAATATGAGTAACCTGATGATTGCCCTGCTGACCGTGTTCGCCTTCGCTGCCGGGCTGGGCCTCGGCCTGGTGCTGGTCATGCGCCAGAAGACGCCCAGCTACGAGCAGAAGCTCGCCGCCCGGCAGGACCGCGGGCCTGTGAATAGCACCGTCTACTTCGGGCGCGACGACAAGGACGACGACCACCCGCACGACATCGAGCGCCAGGGCTCGCGCTTCGCGCCGCGCGATGCCGAGCATCGCTACGACGGCATGACTGACGGCGAGGCTCCACACGTGCCGGTCGGTGCGCGCGGGCTGGACTTCGGGTCGACGCCGCGCTAGGATGAGGCTTCGGTACACGGCCGGCCTAGCCGTCACAGCGACAGCCCCGCCCGTCACCGGACCCGAGACCCCGTCGAGAAATCGGCGGGGTCTTTGTTTTAGGTACTGGACCAGTACCGCGAGAGGTGCTACGGTCGGCGCGCATTCAGAGGAGAATTGAATGGTCGCCGCCAACATCACCTATACCAAGACCGAGAAGGTCACGATCACGCTGAGCCCGAAGGACATCGAGCAGGCCGTCAGGGTCTACCTGTCCAACCGCCTTAGCATCCCTGAGAACGCCGAGTTCCGCTTCGACGTCGGCTCGTGGGAAAACTTCGAGGAGCTCGTCATCACGTGGTCGGAAGGCCCCGAGACCGTCACCGAGGAGATCAGTTGATGCAAAACACCCTCAACCTCGCCGGCGGCACCCTGATCGCGATGCTGATCGTCTGGGTCGCCGGCCACATGATCGGAGTGCTGTGATGCTCAAAGTTGAAGCCGTTGTGCCAAACCCGCTGACGCCCACCCAAGCAAAACGTGCCCGCAAGATGATAGCCGATATGCTCGAACGCGACGGGCGCACTGGCCGCTCTGCCTCTGGGCAGACACTGGTCTTCGCTGTCGAGTGGTGTGAGGAGCGCAGGCGCCCGTACCGCGTAACCGCGTACCCCGGCGCTGGGTACTTCCTCGAGCTGCTGGAGCCGCTGCTGTGAGCAACCCCAACCACACCCCGCTCTGCCAGTGCGGCAGCTGCGAAGAAGCCTTCGACGCCGCGCTCAAGACGATGGAGCAGCTGCTCACGCACCAGTGCCCGGCGTGGTTCATCGCCGTGACGCGCGCCCAGTGGCACGTCGCCGAGATGCTGATCGAGCTGAACGAGAACTCCCGACCCTACGTCCAACGGTTCGACCTGCACCTCGCCGAGAACGGCGTCGCCTACGGCAAGCGCATCGAGGAGATGCTGGTCAGGGCTGGGTTCGACGTGCAGATCGTCGAGGAGATCGTGCCAGAGGGGAGTACCATCCAGTGAGCGTCGAACTGATCGAGGGCGACTGCCGCGACGTGCTGGCCGAGATGCCTGAGCAGTCGATCAACTGCATCGTCACCTCGCCGCCCTACTTCGGCTTGCGCGACTACGGCCACGGCGACCAGATCGGGCTTGAGCCGACGCCGGCCGAGTTCGTCGAGGCGCTGGTCGGTGTGATGCGGCTGGCGCGGCGCGTGCTGCGCGACGACGGTACGCTGTGGCTTAACCTCGGCGATAGCTACGCAAGAGCGCCAGCTAAAGGCGGCAGCGGTCCCGGCGGCAAAAACGAACAGCGCTGGGGCTACGGCGAAGCGCAGGGGCGTAAGTTTCGCCCTGGCAGCGGACGCGCTGACGGCGTAGTCGACGCTCGTGGGCAGCGCAACCGTAACGGCGTCGGTCCCGTACCCGGACTAAAAGACAAAGACCTGATCGGCATCCCGTGGCGCGTTGCCTTCGCCCTGCAAGCCGACGGCTGGTATCTGCGCCAGGACATCATCTGGCACAAGCCGAACCCAATGCCGGAGAGCGTGCGCGACCGCTGCACCAAGGCGCACGAGTATGTGTTCCTCTTGAGCAAGAACGAGCGCTACTACTTCGACGCCGACGCCATAGCCGAGCCGTCGGTGACGTCCGAGCGCCCGCAGCTTAAACGAGCGCTCGCGCTCGCAGCAGAACACGGTCTGACCGACGCGCACATCGCCGCTATCAGGTCATGCGGCGTGTCAGACGTAGGCAAAGCGCAAGTGACGCAAAGCGGTTACGGCAAAAACCTACCCGAAGTGCAAGCGCTGGCTGATGAAGCAAAGGCCGTCCTGAAGGGCTACTACCGGGAATTCCTTACCGCCGACAACGGAATGCGCAACAAGCGCGACGTCTGGACCATCCCGACGAAAGGCTTCAAGGGCGCGCACTTCGCCACCTTCCCAGAAGCGCTCGTCGAGCCGTGCATCCTTGCCGGGTGTCCTGTCGGCGGTACGGTGCTCGACCCCTTCGGTGGCAGCGGCACGGTCGGTGTGGTGGCTCGCCGCCACGGGCGCAACGCGACGCTGATCGAGTTGAACCCTGAGTATTATGACATCGCTAGTGAGCGGCTGTGGCCCACCGCTGTCAAGGAGGCCGCAGAATGAAGCTCGACCCCGCTTTCCTCGAGCGCTTCACCGCCGAGATCGGCCCTGTCGGCAAGAGCCTCGGCATGCTGATCAGGCCGACCTTCATCGCCCCGCCGGGCAAGACGCTGGTATGGGGCGACTTCAGCGCAATTGAGGCAAGAGTGCTGCCTTGGTTGGCTGCCTCGCCGGGGGCTGAGCGCGTCCTCGACATCTTCCGCACCAACGATGCCGACCCCTCGCTGCCCGACATCTACGAGATTACCGCCGGCGAGCTGATGGGCAAAGACCCCAAGGACGTGACTAAGGACGAGCGACAGAGCCGGGGCAAGGTGCCGGTGCTCAGCCTGGGCTTCGGCGGCGGTGTCGGTGCGCTGCAGAAGATGGCCGTCAACTATAAGGTCTACTTTGACGAGCCAGCGGCGAAGTCGCTGGTCGAAAGCTGGCGCGCGCGCAACCAGTGGGCGCCCGACTTCTGGGGCAAGTTCTACGTCGACAAGCACGGCGAGATCGAGCGCGCCAGCGGGCTGTGGGGTGCCGTCAACATGGCGCTGCGCAACCCCGGCACGGCCTATCCTGCCGGGCGGGTGGCCTACGTGTTCGACCCCGGCTACATGGACGGCACGCTGTTCTGCGCGCTGCCCTGCGGCCGGCTGCTCACCTACCCCGACTGCAAGCTCAGGACGCGCAAGGTCAAGGACAAGGACACCGGCGAGGAGAGCGAGAAGACCGCCATCTGGTATCGCAAGGGGTACGGCTGGTCGGCGCTGTGGCACGGCAAGTGCGCCGAGAACATCACCCAGGCGGTGGCGGGGTCGATCCTGCGCGAGACGCTGGTGCTGCTCGACAAGCACCCGCCGCGCCACGGCGAGACTATCGGCCACACCCATGACGAGATAATCATGGAGGCCGTTGACGACGCCGGCTGGATCACGGACGTGTCGCGCCACCTGAAAGACGCGATGGAGTACAAGCCCGAGTGGCGGGCCGACCTGCCGCTCGTCGCGGAAGTCGTCGACAACTGGTTCTATACCAAATCACTAGGCTAGAGGAGAAAAGCCATGATCGCACAAAGCCGACTGATAGAAATCCGCAACCTTGCGGCGGCCGACAGCGCCGAACCGTTCAGGGTGCACAGCCACGAGATGGTCGCTATCTGCGACGAGCTGATGCGCTACCGGGACGAGAGCCTGGTCGAGGTGTCGCGCGCCGAGCGCAACCAGCCCGCTGTCACTGAGCTCGCCGAGCGGCTGGCGAAGGTCGAGGACCGGCTCGCAGGGCTGGTGACACCTGCCGATAATTACGGCTCGATCCTGACGCGCCTAGACGCGGCTGAGGAGAAGCACGAAGACCTGTGGAAGCGCACTAACAAGCTGCAGGCCGCCATGACCGAGCGCATCGACAGGGTCGTCGACATCGTCGGCGAGCGGATCGGCGTGCTGGTCGCGCGGATCAACGAGATAGACGGCCGCACCATGGGCTCGACGCTGATAGGTGCCTTTCCGACCGGCGGCGCCGACACCGCCGAAGCTGCCGCCGACGCCGTGCTGCCCGTCCCGCAGCGGGGCGATCGGGTGCGGCTGGAAGGGGCGCGTACGCTGAATTTCTACCCCGTGCCCGATGGCTGGCACGAGGTCACCGGGCAGAACGGCGACGCCTTCCAGATCAGGGTGCCGCAGTTCGGCGGCGACTGGCTGCCCTATCTTCTCAACACGCACGAAGGCCTCAAGGAGGTAAAGTCAAATGGCAAAACCTGATCTCACCCTGCTCCGCCCCGGCGTCCGCGTGAAGCTGCGCGGCGACGCCAAGCCGCAGCCGAACAAGCCACACCCGAAGGGATGGCAGACGGTGGTCGAGGTAGATACCGCGAGCGGCGCGCTCGTCGGCTACACGCCTAGTGGGGCTGAGGTGCGCTCATGGGCGCCCACAGCCCTCCGCGTCGAGAGCGACCTGCGCTGGCTGCCGGTGTCGCTCATCGAGGAGATCGCACCATGACCAGCCAGGACGAGCTCCTGCGCGCCGTGGCGAAGGAGTTCAAGGTACCTTGCTCGGCCATCACCGGGCGCGGCCAGCCGCGCGACGTGGCGCTGGCGCGGCACGTCTGGTGGTATCTGCTGACCCAGATGCCCGGGCCGGCTGGCCACCCGACGCGCGGTGGTGGCGTGAGGCCGGTCACGGACAGGGACGGCGGGGTGAAGCGCACGGCACGGGTGCTGGGCAAGTCCCACAACACCGTGAAGTACGCCACCCAGCGCGTCGAGGACCTGCGCGACGACGCCGAGTTCGACGCCAGGATCAGCGCGCTTGAGGCGCAGATCGATACCCAATAGGATGAACGCCCGTCTGGTGAGGACGGGCGTTCTATTTTTCAGCTGTGGAAAGGAAGGTGCTTCGTGGGCACGTCTACATATAGTGGGACCGCTACAGGCGGTCAACAAGTTGCTGCGCCGTGGGTGGAGCTTATCGAGGGCGACTGCCTCGAGGAGATGGCGCGGCTGCCGGCCGGATCGGTCGACATGATCCTGTGCGACCTGCCCTACGGCACGACGCAGAACGCCTGGGACAGCGTTATACCTTTCGAGCCGATGTGGGCTGAGTTCTGGCGGGTGTGCACGGGCGCGGTGGTGCTCACCGCAACGCAGCCTTTCTCCTCGGCGCTGGTGATGTCGCAACCTAAAGCCTTCAAACATGAATGGCTGTACGTAAAATCACATCCTGTAGGCCATCTTAACGCAAACCGAGCCCCGCTGCGTAAGCACGAGAGCGTTCTGGTTTTTGCGCAGGGCGGTTGCCCCTACTACCCCCAGAAAACGCCCAAGCCGAAGAAAGACCAGAGGCCGCCTATTCGCGGCGGAACGTCAAGCTCTTACGGAGCGCACGACCCGAGCGCTGCGCGAACAGACGCCGTAGACGTCAGCTTCCCTAACACGCTGCTCCACATCAACACGTCGCCTACTGGCGGTGACAAGGGCCTGCACCCCACCCAGAAGCCAGTCAAGTTATTTGAGTACCTGATCAGGACATACAGCCAGCCGGGGCAGACCGTCCTCGATGCTACAGCGGGCAGCGGCACCACAGGCGTCGCCGCGCGCAACACTGGCAGGAACGCCATCCTGATCGAGAAAGACCCTGCTTACTACGACATCGCCAGCGAGCGGCTGTGGCCCAGCCAGAAGGAGGCCGCAGAATGACCCCCACCGAAATTCGCCTGCAGCTCCTCGCCAACGGCTACTCGCCAATCGCCAACGTCGGCAAGACCACCTACCTCAAGAACTGGCCGACGCTCGAGGTGACGCCCGAGCTGATCGCCACCTGGGAGCGCAAACACTCACGGTTCAAGGACACCGGCCTGCGCGTCGAGAACGGTCTCGGCGTGCTCGACTTCGACATCGACCACGAGATCATGGAGGAGATCGCGAATGCCGTCGAAAAGGCACATCCAGCGCTACAAGGCGCGCTCGTACGATTTGGCAAGGGAAACAAGGAAGCGTGGTTCATCCGCGTCGACGAGCCCTTCGGTCGCATTGCCACCCGACGCTGGCTTGCACCTGGCGCTGACATCGACGCGGACGGCTCCCATGTCGTGGAAGCGTTTGGAGGAGCTGCTGCGCGCCAGTTCGGAGCGTTCGGCGCCCACACCCGAGAGCCTGACGGCAGCGTTAAGATCGCATACGAGTGGGCGCCGGGAGTAACGCGGCGGGAGGGCGAGGACCATCACGAGCTGATCGACGGCAGCCCGCTGACGGCGCCGCTCAGCGTGCTGCCGGAGCTGACGAAGGCTGACGTCTTCAAGATCATCGATCTGGTCGAGGAGCTGCTCGCCGCGGCCGGCTGGACGCCGGTAGCGAAGACGAAGAAGGGCGAGACCGAGGCCGAGCGGGTGTTCGACCTGGTCGACGACATGCTGTTCGAGACGCACGAAGGCGAGACCGACGTCACCTTCGCGGCGCTGCGCGAGCGCGCCGGCGAGGAAGGCCTGCGGGTGTCGGCCTCGTTCATCGAACCCGGCCGCGGTCACTCGCTGACGCGCTGTCTCGTAGGCAAGGGGCACAACGGAGACATCTTCGTCTGGGACAGCGCAACCGGCGTCACGCACTTCGCCGCCGATAAGGCGCCGGTGGCAGAGGAAAGCCGACAGCTCGACGTGGCGCTCGTCGCCGAGCGGCTCAAGAAGCTGGCCGATCTCGCCAGCGAGGCCAAGCAGAAGCGCCTGAACAAGTTGTCGTCGGCCGACGAGTTCTCGACCACGGTTGCCAAGCTGCAGCGCTCCTACGCGCTGTGCCCCTACCAGCAGCTGCAGGTGGTGCCGTTGTGGGCTGAAAGCGTGATGGACGGCATGACGCTGACCAACTTCCGCACCGCCATGAACCGCTACGCTACGATAGAGATCGGGCCGAAGGGCGGCGAGAAACGGATCAACCCCGTTGACGTGTGGACCGCCAGCGAGGGCCTAACCGAGGTGCGCGGGCTGCGCATGCGGCCCGACATGCCGCGGCCGATTTATGAGGAGGGAGCGCACAAGTACGTCAACGTCTATACTCCCGTCGTGCACCCAGAGGGCGGCGACGCCACGGTCGGGCTGCGCTTCCTCGAGCAGCTGCTGCCCGACGCCGAGGAGCGGCACTGGTTCACCTGCTGGCTGGCCTACAAGTACCGACACCCCGAGGTGCCCGGGCCGGCGGTGGTGATGGTGGCGCGCCAGCACGGCACCGGGCGCGGCACGATGGCGACGATCATCGAGAAGCTGTTCGGCCAGCGCTACGTCAAGGCGCTCGACTTCGCCACCTTCGCCGGCAAGACCTACCAGTCACAGTACAACAGCTGGGGCGCCGAGACGCTCTTTGTCACAGTCGACGAGAGTTCGGAAGCGCAGGGCGGCTCGGTGTTCGCCGCCAAGCGCGACACCTACGAGCGGATCAAGGAGCTGGTCGAGCCCCGCGCCAAGCTCAGGCACTTCGTCAGGCACGGCCTGCCGCCCTTCTCGGCCTACTCGTACGTGACCTACTTCATCGCCACCAACCATGCCGACGCCCTGCCGCTGCCGGCCGACGACCGGCGCATCTGGGTTGGCACCAACGGCGAGCGACGCGACCTGGATTTCTGGAACGAGGTGAACGAGTGGATGGAGGTGCCCGAGAACATCGGCGCCTTCGCCGCGTGGCTGGAGGAGCTCGACCTGGGTGAATATTCGCCCTACCTGCCGCCGCCGATGACGTCGGGCAAGCAAGCGATGACAGAGCTTGCGGCGTCCTCGATCGACAGGGCGATGGCTGACGCCCTGCAGGTGCTGCCCGGCGCACTGGTGGTGCCAGAGCAGGTGCTGGAGGCTATGCGCCATGAGAAGGAAGTCAACGCCTACGACTTCCCCGAGCGCTGGGAGACCATCGCCAGGCGCGCCATCCAGACGAGGCTGTTCCGCGTCGGTGCCAAGGACGGCCCCAGCTGGGTAATCAGGGTGGAGGGTAAGAAGTACCCGATCTACGCTCGGACAACGACGCAGGCGACCAAATGGGTGAACGTCGACCCGGAGGAGCGCAGGCGCGAAATCCTGCGCAACGGCGTCCCCGGGAGCAACAAGAGCGTCGCCGAAGCGCTCGCAAAACTGCAGGTCGTGGGGGGACGGGATCGGGGGGACGGCAGCCCCTAGCGGCGTCCCCCAGCGCCCCCGCGCAGCCCCCAAAAAATCGGCGAGTGGGGCAAAGCTATCGCGCTGGTTTTCAACGTCTTTTAGAGATATCGTCCCCCCTGCCCTACTACCCTCTAAAGTTATTACCTACTCTAAATAAGGGTGTAAAATAGGTGTATATCCAATATAGTAGCAGCCTTATAGAAACGGGGGGCGGGGGGACGCCTCGCCTGAAAGGAGCCGATCGATGCCTAAACTGACGATGGAAAACTCGATGCCGCGCGGCATTGCTGGCGGCGTCTCGCTCTCCGACTGAAAGCATGCCGTTGGTGCTGGGAGGCACGACGGCGCAATCGGGAATGCGCAAGGGCGTGTACACTCTGGTGCTCAATCGGATGGTGTTCGCGCATCTGGAGCTGCACGGGTATCTGGAGCTGCACGGGTATCTGGAGCGGACCAGCAGCGACGGCATGGAGCAGCCGGTTACGGTGCGCCTGACCGATGCTGGCATCGAGTTTGCCAAGGACTACATTTATCGCAGCAGTACCGGTTTGCACCGAACACGAAACGAGGCTATTTATCGACCATGAGCAAGCAGTCCCGAACCCGCGGCGAGGATTACCAGGCGCCGGCACCCGTGCCCAAGGTCCAGCGCACCCGGGGGCGGCCCAGCGAGTACGATGACGAGTTCATCCCTGAAGCCGTATCCCTTGCCGCAGCAGGCGCCACGGACGCCGAGATCGCCGACGGTCTGGGCATTGACCGGTCGACATTGCGGCGCTGGTTCCTGGCCTACCCCCAATTAAACGCCGCCGTAAAAGCTGCGAAAGATACGATCGACCAGCGTGTCGAGCGCAGCCTGTTCAAGCGCGCCGTCGAAGATGGCGACACGACCGCCCATATCTTTTGGCTCAAGAACCGCCGCCCGCTCGAATGGCGCGACCGCAAAGAGACCGAGATCATCGTCCCCGATCCCGGGCAAGACGCCGAGCAGCTCGACACCCGTGGCGCCGCCCTCGCCGCGCTGGCGCTGTTCACCGAAGCGCAGTATGATCCCCGGGCTACGGGCGTGCTGCTCGATGCAACCGCCAACGCAGAGGAGAAGGACGATGGCGAAGAACCCCCCACGTACTCAGGCCGAGGCCTGGGGAACCGAGCACCATCGGACGATGGCCGAAGTGATGGCGCACGAGCACCAGACCCGTCAGACGATGACTGGGAAACGGGTGTCGACCTTGACCCCGGAGAGCTCTGAGGCGCCGCGCGAGAGCCTGACCGGTATCCCGGTCGAGGATCGCGAGGCCGTTATCGCCGGCAACGCCAGCGTGCTGCTCAAGGACAATGCTCTCTGCCAGAGCACCAAGACCAGCTCGCCCGAGCTCGCGTCGCTGGCCGCCAAGTACCTCGACATGAGCGACGCCGAGATGCGCTCGTGGACCGACGGCAGCACCAAGCGCGAGTTTCAAGAGAAGTTCTGGGAGGATGTGCGGCGCCTTGCCGCCTCGGTCCTCGCCCAAGCAGAAGGAACACCCCGCAAATGACCAGCGCTATCGCCCTCCTCGGCCTCGCCCTTTACCTGGCCGGCCACGGCACCCGCGGCCTGCCCAACGGCGGGCTGATGGGTTCGATCGCCATGATAGTTGGCGGCATCATGGTTGCGCTGTCGCTGGTGGTGTCGTGAGGCAGCACCGCAACCCGTTATCCGTGCCCGGCCGCGTCGGCGACGAGGCGTTCCGTCAGTGGGTGAAGCAGCACGTCAAAGCGCGCCAGCCTCGCCGCCGAGGTAGACATGCAAGCCGTTGACACCTCTGCCGACCAGCGCCGCCGCGATCTCGGTCACGGCCCGTTCGAGCAGACACCTGCGCACTGGAAGCCCGGCCTGCTGCTCTCCAAGGTCTGGCAGGCACCGTTCACGCACGGCCTGACCGACATCTGGCGGCAGCGCTGCGCCGAGTATTGGGAGCGCATCGAGCAGCGCTACGGCGTGGTGCTGACCGACCACCGCAACGCGCACGACATCATCCAGGGCACCGGCCCGGTGGTCGCCACCTATGCGGCGATCTACGTCATCCTGCCGGCTGAGCGGACGCACCCACGCCCCAAGGAGCTGCAATGAAGCTCACCAACGCCGAGATCGAAGCCCTTGAGCGCCTCGACGCGATGGACGACCAGACCATGTCGATCAAGCATGGCGGCGGCCACGGCGCGCCGGCGCGGCTCCAGGTGCTGCGTGACACGCGTACCCTGATCGAGGTGGTGAGGACGTTGGGCGCCCGGCCACGCACGCCATTCGGGGACAGCGCAGCATGATAGCTGTTGTCCAGCGCGGGTTCCTGTACCCGGTAGGGATAGGCACTGTCGGGCCGCACCCTGACACGTTCTGGCCGCTGTGCCTGGTGGGGCATTTCTCGGTGGTGTTCACTGTGCGCGGGGTGAATGACAATTGACCGACTTCCCCCGCACCGTCGAGGAGATGGAGGCCTTTATCAAGCGCATGCCGCCTGAGAAGCTGGCGCAGCTCAAGAAGCTGGGCGCCAAGCAGTTCGGCCGTCCGTGGAACCCCCAGCCCGGGCCGCAGACCGAGGCCTACTTCACCCCGGCCGACGAGACGCTCTACGGTGGCGCGGTGGGCGGCGGCAAGACCGACCTGCTGCTGGGATTGGCGACCACGCAGCACCTGCGCAGCATCATCTTCCGCCGGCAGAGCACCGACCTTGAAAAAATCTGGGATCGCCTCACCACCAAGCTGCTATCCGGCCGCATCGTCAAGCAGAACGCCACCACGAAGAAGCTCAAGACCAACGACGGGCGCTTCATCGAGCTGAGCCACCTCGAAAAGCCGGGCTCTGAGAAGTCGCACCAGGGCAATGACCACGATCTCTACGGCTTCGACGAGGCCGCCCAGCTGGACGAGTTCAAGGTTGCCTTCGTCATCCAGTGGCTGCGCTCGACCGTCGAGGGCCAGCGCAAGCGCGTGGTGTTCGCCACCAACCCGCCTATCCCCGAGTACAAGGACGGCAAGATCGTCGACACCGGCACCGGTGCGTGGCTGAAAGAGTGGTTCGCCCCGTGGCTCGAGGAGACCTACCAGAACCCCGCCCAGTCAGGCGAGTTGCGCTGGTGCTTCATGCGCCAGGATGGCGATCGGCTGACCACCATCTGGGTCGAGGGACCGGGCGTCTACAACCCCGAGACTGGCGAGCGCGTCGAGAACTACCGCAGGGAAGACGTCGAGAAGGGCCTCTATGCGCAGGCCAAAAGCCGAACCTTCATAAAGGCGCTGCTGCAGGACAACGCGTTCCTGAAGAACACCGGCTACGCCCAGCAGCTCTCTGGCACGCCCGAGCCGCTCAAGAGCCTGCTGCTCAATGGCTCGTTCACCGTCAAGGGGGAGGATCACCCGATGCAGGTGATCCCGACGCTGTGGGTGCTCGCCGCCCAGCAGCGCTGGCGCGAGAAGCAGGCCTCGGGCGAGTACAAGCGTTACAAGCAGCTGGTGCTGAGCGGCGATATCGCCCAAGGCGGCATGGATACCACCGTGCTCGCCAGCCTGCTCACCGGCGACTTCTTCGAAGACTTGATCACCCAGCCCGGGCGCATGACGCCGACCGGCAAGGAAGTCGCAGCGATGCTGCTCACCACCAGGCGCGACGGGGCGATGATCGTCCTCGACGGCTCGGGCGGCTGGGGCGGCTCGGCCCGCGACAAGCTGCAGGACGACCACAAGATCGACGTCGAGATGTGCAACGCCGGCGCCGGCTCGACCATGTGGGTCAACAACATGCTGTGGAAATGCCTCAACATCCGCAGCGAGATGTGGTGGGGCTTCCGCGAGGCGCTCGACCCCAAGTCGGGCTACGACATCGCCCTGCCACTCAGCACCCGGCTGTTCACCCAGCTGACGACGCCGCTGTTCATGCTGCAGAAGAACGTCCTGCAGATCGAGAGCAAGGACGACATCCGCCGGCGGCTCAACGGCGCGTCGACCGACGACGCCGACGCCGTGATCATGGCGTGGTTCTACCGTGATGCAGCCGTTGCCAAGCGTCTCCAGCTGCGGCCTGACATCGTCAGCCGTATCGCCCACGGCGTCACCGCCGAGCAGCTGCACGCCATGCAGGGCGACGCCCTACCCGACGACGATCCACTGAGGAGCTACAGATAATGAACGCCGTTGACCAAGCCTTTGCCGACATCCAGCGCGCCATGCGCGAAGACGACCACGCCGGCCCGGAAGCCGTAGGGCTGCCGGCGCTGGTGCTGCTGGGTGAGTTCCTCGCGCAGCAGAAGCGAACCGCTGACGCTTTGGAGCGGATCGCCGCCGCGCTTGAGGCGCCCGAACCGCAGTGAGCGTCACGATCAAGCCCGCCGTCTTCCGCGACGCCAGCTACATCACCGCCAACCTGCGCCCGATCGACCAGCTCGAGGCGTTCTGCCAGCTGCCTGACAAGGCCACCACGATCGAGCTGGCCTGGTGGCTGCTGCACAGCGGCGACGCTTTCATCGCCTACCTCGACGAGCAGCCGGTGTTCTTCTTCGGCACCAGCCCGATGACGTCCAGCTGCTACAGCGTATGGGGCCTCGGCACTCGCGACACCCGGCGCGTCATCGTCGAGGTGACGCGCTACCTGATGACCACCCACATCGAGAAACGCATCGCCGAGGGCGCGCGAACGATGGAAGCGCGCAGCCTGCTCGACCATCACGAGGCGCACGGCTGGATGCGTGGCGTTGGCGCCGAGCAGCTCGGCGAGCCGTTCGAGTACGGCAAGGCCGGCGAGCTGTTTGTGCTGTTCCGCTTTACGGTAGCCCGCTACCGTGCTATGCGCGATAAACGCTGGAGCTCAGCCTGAAATGTGTCTCGCGCAACCCAAAGCCGTCCCAGCCCCTGTAGTTGCCCCGGCGCCCACCCGTAACCAGATCGCGGCGCGCGAAGCCTTCGGCCTCATCGCCGAGAACCGTAACACGGTCGCCAAGCGCCAGGGCGTCTTCGGCAGCATCAAGACGACGCCGATGGGCGACGCCAGCTACGGCACATCAGCGGTGGCGCGCTTCGGATGACCATCCTCAAAGACCTGACCGACGAGTGGACCGAGCTTGCGAATGGTCGCATGCGCTGGGAAACCTACTGGCGCAACGTCGCCGCGTGGGTGCTGCCGCAGACCGAGCAGTATGACCGCGTTGTGAGCCTCGGCGCCCAGTCCTCGGTGCAGGCCGTGATGGGCGCGCCGGCCGCCAGTGAGCGTTCCAAGTATATCTACGACATGACCAGCATCTGGGCGATCGACCGGCTGACCGCCGGGCTGATCAGCCTCAAGACGCCCGAGAGCGACTACTGGCACGACCTGAGCGTCGACGACGACTACGGCTATGAGCAGACCCACGACGAGGATGTCGCGCTGGAAAAGCTGCGCGACTACCTGTTCAAGGTGCGCTCCAATCCGAAGTCGGGCTTCTGGCCGAACCATAAGGCGAGCGTCAAGTCGATGTGCGCCTTCGGTGACGGCTGGCACTTCATCGAGGAGCTGCAGGGCGGACGCATCCCGTATCAGTATCAGAATATCCCGCTGTTCGAGTGCTACCCCTCGGTCAATGCCGCCGGCCAGCCTGACCGCATGTTCCGCGTGTTCAGCTGGTCGGCGCTGCAAATCTACCAGAAATGGGGCGAGAAGGCCGGGCCGAAGATCAAGACCATGGTCGACGACCCCAAGCGGATGCATGAGCGCGTCCGTATCCTGCACGCCGTGCGACCTCGCGGCGACGAGTACCGCAACAAGCTCGGCCTGCGCGGCGCGAAGTTCGCTTCCTGGTACTGCCTGCCAGACGACGACCACGTGATCGGCGAGGGCGGCTTCTGGGAGTTCCCGTTCACCCGCTACGCCTGGTCGAACATCGGCCAGCGCCCCTACAGCGAGGGGCCGGTGGCCTATGCCATCGCCGAGATCATGTCGCTGCAGGAGATGTCGAAGAACGAACTGATCGCGGTGCAGACCATGTTGCGCCCGGCCTATGGCACCTTCGGCAAGAACTTCACCCGGCTCAATTTCAACCCCGGTGCTACCAACCCCGGCCTGATCAACGGCGACGGCAATCCGCTGTTCGCCCCGCTCAACAGCGGCGTGCGCCCCGACTTCGCGCAGTCGGTGATCGAGAGCCGACGCAACAATGTGCGCGAGGCACTCTATCTGAACCTGTGGCAAATCCTCGTGCAGGACAACATGAGCCAGCCGGAGACGGCGACCGAGGCCATGCTGCGCGCCCAGGAAAAGGGCGAGATGCTCGGCCCGGTCGGCATCTCGATGAACGAGGGCCTGAGCCAGAACATCGATCGCGAGGTCTCCATCCTCGCCCGCAAGGGGGCTTTTGCCGCCGGCAGCCCGCTCGCCATGCCCGAGAGCATGGCCGATCAGGAAGTCAGCCCGCAGTTCACCAGCCCGCTCGATCGGCTGCGCCAGGTCGGCCAGCTGGTCGGCGCCCAGCGCATGGTCGAGTTCGCCGCGCTGCTGGTCGCGAACGGCATGGACCCGGCGATTGCCGGGCGTATCGACGGCGACGAGCTGCTCGAGCTCGCCCAGCGCGTGCTCGGCGCGCCGGTCAAGTCGTTGCGTGATCGCGATGTCAGCAAGCAGGGCCGCCAGCAGCAGGCGCAGATGGCTGATACCGCGACGGCCATCCAGGGCGCGCAGGGCACCGGCGACGCCATGCGGGCGCTCGGTGAAGGCGCACAGGCCGCGGCCGGCGGTGCCGAGGCGCTGCGCGGCAGCCCGGCCATCGCCAGCTTGATGCAGCAGATCGGCCAGTCGCAAACGAGGACAGCAGCGTGAAGACGATCGTCGACCTGTTCCCGCCCGACGATCAGGACGCCCACGGTACGCCCACCTACAGCGAGGCGCGCGTCACTGCAATGCAGCGCCGTATCGCCGGGGCCTACCACGCTTTCGCCGAGGGGCGGGCCAGCCGCGACGACGCCGATCTCGTGCTTGTGGACTTGGCGCAGTTTTCGCGGTATCTGGATACCACACAGCTCGGCGTCTCGAATGAGGTGCTGCGCGAGATCAACGGTCGGCGCGCAGTGTTCGCGAGGATCGTCGAAGCAGTTATCGGGGCTGGCGGCAACCTGGACGGCCTGCATCGTGCAGTGCTCGCCACGCCGGTCCTGACAGAGGAGAGTTAACGAGATGTTCACCCGCACAGTAGGAACCGTCAGCCCGGTCTGGGCACCCGATGGCGAAGGCGATGGGGGTGCGGCAGCCGCCGCAGCCGCCGCAGCTGAAGCCGCCGGCGGCGGGGAGCCGAAAGCGGATGGCGGCGGCGCCGCTGACGACAAAGGGTTCGTCTTCGACGCCGGGAAAGCCTACGAGGGGCTGGAAGCAGATAACCTCGGATGGCTCCAGAAGAACGAAGCTTTGCTCAAGGACCCCAAGGCCCTCGCAAAGCATGCGTTCAATCAGGAGAAGCTGCTCGGCAATGCCATTCGCATTCCGGGCAAAGATGCCACCCCGGAGGAGCGCGAAGCGTTCCTCAACAAGCTAGGTCGTCCTGAGAAGCCCGACGGCTATCAGTTCACCGTCCCGAAAGACCTTCCCGAAGGTCTGCCGTATGACGGTGAGCGGGCCAAGGCCTTCGCAGCCAAGGCGCACGCACTGGGTATCCCCCAGGACGCCGCGGCTGGGCTGCATGACTGGTTCATGCAGGACAGCGTCAACGCCTTCAAGGGCATGGGGGAGGCCAGCGCCGCCGCCATGCAGGAGCGAGGCGCCGCCGAGACCGAGAAGCTTGTGAAGGAGTGGGGACCGCTGGAAGGCGACACTGCCCGCGCGAATTTCGAGATCGCGGACAAGGTCTTCACCCAGGTCCCCGGTGGACCGGAGTTCCTCGCCGAGCTGCAGAGCCTCAAGCTCGTCGGCCCGAACAAGGAAATCCTGAGCGCCCCTGTCGCGAAGATGCTCGCGGCGCTCGGCACCGCTCTGTACACCGAAGACGGTGTGCTGCGCGGCAAGGCCGACGTCATCGGCAATCCGTTCGACAAGAAGGGCACCAGCTTCAACCTGACCTCGGCGATGCAGATCGCCAAGGAAGACCCGGATCGCGCCCGCAGCCTGATTACGGCTGCCGGGGGTAAACCCGATGAGTGGGGGCTTAAGGCCTCCTAACCTGGAGCTGAAAACAAATGGCTACCGTTCGCCTTTCCGATGCCATCGAGCCGACCGTCTTCTCGCAGTACACCACTGTCGAGACGATGCAGAAGTCGGCCTTCTATGGCGCCGGCGTGTTGCGCGCCGATAGCGACCTTGCCGGCAAGCTTGCCGGCGGCGGCCGCACCTTCAACGTCCCGTTCTGGAAAGACCTGGACGACAGCGAGCCCGACGCGGCCAGCGATGACCCGAACAGCCACTCTGTTCCGTCCAAGCTGACCAGCGGCACGGACATCGCCCGCCGCATCATCTGGACCAAGGGCTGGTCGACTGCGCACCTTGTGCAGGAGCTCGCCGGTTCCGACCCGATGCGCCGCATCTCCGAACGTGTCGGGGCCTACTGGGCTCGCCGTTTCGACGATGCTGCGATCGCGGTGCTGCGCGGCGTGTTCGCCGACAACATCGCCAACGATGCCGGCGACATGGTCGAGGACATTTCCTCGGACAGCGCCTCGGCGATCACCTCGGCCGAACGTATCTCGGCGGAAGCCGTGATGGACGCCGCCCAGACGATGGGCGACGCCAAGTCGGCACTGAAGCTGCTGGTCATTCACTCGGAAGTCGGCACCCGGCTTGCGAAGAACGACCTGATCGACTTCATCCCCGACAGCAACGGCAAGCTCACGATCCCGACCTACCTGGGCTATCGCGTGCTTGAGAGCGACAAGGTCCCGGCCATCGCCGGCACCAACCGCATCCGCTACTGGAACTTCCTGCTGGGCATGGACGCGTTTGGCTGGGCCGAAAGCCCGGTTGCCCGCCCCGTCGCCGTCGAGCAGGACGAAAGCGCCGGTGACGGCATGGGCGTCGAAACGCTCTGGACCCGTCGCCAGTTCGCCATGCACCCCTACGGGATCAAGTTCACCGACAGCTCTGTCGGCGGCGAGTTCCCGACCGTGGCCGAGCTGCGGCTCGCCGCGAACTGGGACCGTGTGTACCCCGAGCGCAAGCAAATCCCGATGGCGCTCCTGATTACCAACGGCTAAGCTGTTGGCAGGAGACCGGTTGCCTGAGTGGTTTAAGGGTGATCGAAACAAGAGGGCTGACGCGCACGTTACGAGTGCAATGCTAGGCTCCCGTGGGTTCAAATCCCACACCGGTCTTCGACTGATCTGAGCGCGGGGCTACGGCCCCGCCCTCAAAGAACCTGACGCCCGGGCAGCATCCCGCGCAAGGAGTGTCTACAAATGACCACCTACCGCAAATTCTGGCAGGACCTGCCGCGCATGGACTTCGTTGAATACGTCAACGATTTCGTGCGCACCGGCGACTACCTCGCCACCGACTGGACCATCACGGCGCTCCAGGGCACCAACACCATCGCCGTCGATACCGACGATCCGAACGGCGTCCTGACGCTGACGACTGGCGCCACCGAGAACGACGGTTCCGGCTACCAGCAGAAGATCGAATGCTGGCGCCTCGCCGCCAACAAGGCTATCGAGTTCGAGGCCCGCTTCAAGATCAACGACGTCACCCAGACCGACTTCGTGCTCGGCCTGCAGATCACCGACACCACGCCGTTTGCCGTCTCCGATGGCGTCTACTTCGGCTCCGATGACGGCGACGCCCTGCTCGACTTCGTTTCGGCCAAGGCTTCGGCCGTGTCGACCACGGCGGGTATCGCTACGCTGGTCGATGACACCTGGATCAAGGTCGGCTGGTACTGGGACGGCGTGGACACCAACATCCAGATTTTCATCAACGATGTGCGTGTCGGCGCGGTGCCCTTCGCCACTTACGGCCCGACCACCGAGCTGTGCGTCTCGGTCGCGTTCACCACCGGTGAAGCGGTCGCGAACACCATGCTCATCGACTATATCCGCGTGGTGCAGCAGCGCTAAGCGGAACGAGAAAGGCGATAGGTCTCCTCCCGATCGCCCTGGTGGGGCTGCCCAACCTCCTCCCGGCGGCCCCACTACCCAACCAGAAACAAGGATTTTGACGACCATGGTCGACACCCCGAACAACGTAAGCCCGGTGGCGCCGCGCGGGACCGACCGCGTCCGTCGCCGTGCTGCCCAGGCCGCCCACGCCGAGCAGGCGACGCGTGAAGCCGCCGAGCTGCACCCGCCCCGCGGCGAGGATAAGGCCGCTGCCATTGCAGCCAACAAGGCCAAGGTGATCGCCCGTTTCGGCGAGCAGAGCCCGGCCAAGGTCAAGCAGGCCGAGAACAAGGCGCAGGCGCAGAAGGAAGATCGTCTCTACGCCGGCGCACCGGTGCTGCAGGCCTCCCGCCTCGAGCCCGGCCAGCAGGTCGACAACCTGACCGCCCGCCGCATGGCCAAGGCCGCTGATCGCGCCGACCGTGACGAGATCACGGCAGCCGCCAAGGCCGCCGGCTCCGCGGTGTTCCAGACCCTCAAGGGTCGGCAGAGCCACATCAATCGCCGCTCGGTGCACCGCAAGGTCGCCCAGCAGGCCGCCAAGATCGCCGCGCAGTCCGCGGCAGGCTAAGGGGCCGCCATGCCCGACGTGAAGGTAACTCGCGCCGGGTATCTGGCGTACTACTACAACCGGCGCCGGCGGCACGCCCGTATTGAGGGTGTGGGGGTACTACCTCAGTCGCTCGCCCTGTTCGAGCGCATGACGGCGACTGGCGTATCTCCATCCGAGGCCCGGAAGACCAACATCAACAACCTTATCCGCTCGCTAGTGGGCGCAACGGTCTGGGATGAGCTGGACTATCTTCAGGTCCGCTCGGCAGAGACGGAAGCGCACGCGCTGCTCAATTGGGTCGGCGACTACAGCAATGCCACCAAGGTCGGTTCGCCGGTCTTCACCGAGAACGAGGGGTTTGTCTGTTCGGCTGGGTCGGGCAACTACATCAATGTCGGGTTCAATCCCGGCGATGGGTTACGGACGTACAAGTACCTGCGCGACGATGCCTTCTTCAGCATCGGTAGTCGGACGGATGCGAACCAGAACGCCTTCGACATTGGGCAACGGACTAGCAACATCGCCCATAATGCGAATATCCTAATACGGAACGACGCGGCCGGAGGTTTGCTTGCCAGGATCAACGAAGACACGACAGTCGTCTCGGTCGCGAACGCGACCGCGATTGGCCGCTATGTCGTGCGCCGTTCCGGGGCAGGGGCCACTGCGGTATTCAAGAACGGCACTCAGATCGCGACGGGAACCGGCGCCAGTTCGGCCATCCAGAACCGCGTTTGGTATGAGGGGACGTTGAACAACGCAGGCGTTGCAACCACTGCGCCCACCAAACAATATAGCTATTCCGCCGCTGGCGGCAGCTTAACGGACGCCCAGATTGCAGCGTTTGACGCCACGCTCAACACGTTCTTCACCGCCATTCTCGCGGAAGTCATCTGATGCCGTTGCCTTCGCCGAGAGCGAATTATCACGCCAAGCAAAACGTCAATGGCGCCCTGCGCCGGGTCTACAGCGACGGCACCAAGTATTACGATCTGTCGAACGGCAACGCGGAGATCACCAACTGGTGGCTGCCTGGCGGGGCTAACCTCCACATCGACTTCATCAACAATCGGGGCTGGTGGAACGGCGCGGCCAAGACGACCAGCGACCTCACCGCCATCGGGGACGGCAGCTATACGCAGGCATGGTCGTCCATCGGCGCGACCTGGACTGGCGATCTGACCGTTCAGCTCGAGTACGAGCTTACCTACCCCAATAACCCCGGTGGCACCATCTTCGGATGGTATAATAGTGGAACTCAGTATCGCTATTTCACCTTTGCTGGAGCGGGCCTTCCTGACTGGCGCTTCTACACGAGTATGCAGGGAGCTTCGCCGTCCGCGTTCTCTATCGCCGCCTCTGAAGCTGACGCGCAGAGCAGCGGGCTGATGACCTTTGCTGGCATAAATCGTTCGATCTTCTCTATGCGCAGCAACAGCTCGGAAGGGCGAGCCATCTGGGGGGCGTCAAAGGCGACAAACCTTGTTGGTTCATTCGGAACCATCGCCGCCCCGACGACACTCCACTTCATGCGAAACCCCGCGACAGGGACGTTCACTCAGAACGTGACGCTGCGGTCGGTCACCATCTGGACGCGAGCCCTGTCCGAAGTCGAAATGCGAAAGGCCAATGATACGGGTCAGGCGTATCCAGTGCACTTGCTGGGCGACAGTTTCCTGACCCACGGCCGGATACTGATGTATCTAAAGCAGAGCCTGTTGGAGGCGGCTGGTGACATTGTTAACCTGTCGCAGGATGGTGTTGGCTCCAAGAACCTCGAAGATCATCTGGCAAGGTTCCTGACGACTCCCTACGCCTATGACAGCACTTTGGTGCTGGTTGACGGCTCGAATGAAATCAATGGGGCGAGATCGATTGCTGCCATCGACGCAATGGTCGCCAAGCTCACCCATCGACGCTTTCTCTACGTGCAGCCGAACCCTATTGTACCGATAGGGCATGCTGCACGCCCAGGGTGGGACGCAGACCAGGCGGCAATCCTCGCGCATGTCGGGGCGGCCCGTTACTGCGAAACTCTGACAGGCATGCAGGCAGCCAGCGACGGCTCGGCTAACGACATCGCTGACGTAGCCAACGGGCTGTGGCCACGGTCAACCCGAGGCGACTCGACCCATCTGAGTAACGCGATCGGCCTGCCGGTCTTTGTGGACCTGATCTACGACAAGCTCGTCGCCAACAAATGGCTGCCGGCCTAACCACCCACACCCTCATCTAATCTGTGGGTGTTTGCCGCCGCTTCGCCTCTGTGCTAGACCGTTGCAAACGGAGACCGAACAGCGATGCCATCCGGCCTCACCAAGACCCAAGTTGCAAACCTGGCGCTCGACCTGATCCGGTCGAGCCCGCTGGTCAGCTTCGACGATCCGACGAGCCCCGAGGGTCGCTGGGTCAGCCGCAACTTCGATCACGCCGCACACACCCTGATGCGCGCCTACCCGTGGAATTTCGCCAAGGAGTTCCGCACCATCCCGGCCGACGCCACCGCCCCCGCCTTCAAGTGGTCCTACGCCTACAGTCTGCCGGCCGGCTGGGCGCGCGTGCTGCCGGTCAGCCGCTACGGCGCCCGCTACGGCGAGCTCGTCCCGCACGAGATCGTCGGCGACAAGGTTTACTCCAACGAGCCAGCGCCGCTCTACTGCATCCTGATCATGGACAAGTCGAGCAACCCCGGCGCGTGGGATGATCTGTTCGTCGAGATGATGCGCTGCACGCTGGCGCTCGGCATGGCGAACAAGTTCACCGGCAAGGCCAAGACCATCGAGCTCGCCAGCCAGTTGCTCGCCCAGGCGACCGCCAAGGCCGAGGAGATCGATGCGTTCGAGGGGACGCCCGAGCCCGCCGAGGCCTTCGACATCATCCGCGTTCGCGGTGGAGATGACTATAGCCTGTCGCGGAGGTGGTAATTGGCAACGCCAATTCAGCTCAACTTCACCCGAGGCGAGCTAACCCCTTACATTCACGCACGAATTGACCTCGACCATTACCGGGCGGGGCTCGCCCTGATGTCGAACTGGGTGCCGCTGCGCTACGGTGGCATGACGCGCATGCCCGGCTCGCTGTTCTACGGCGAGACCAAGACCAGCGCCAAGCGCGCCCGCTTCATCCCTTTCCAGTTCAACCGCGCCCAGCGCTACGCGATCGAGGTGGGCGAGACCTACTTCCGTTTCTGGATACCGGCCGGCCGCATCGAGAGCCCGCCCGGCACGCCGGTCGAGGTGGTTACGCCTTACCTCGAGGCTGACCTGAAATACATCCAGGTGCGCCAAGCCGGCGACCTGGTGTTCATCACCTGCCGCGGCTACTGGCCGCGTGTACTGACGCGCGTCAGCGAAACCAGCTGGACGCTCGCTCTCTACGTGCCGATCAACGGCCCATACGGGCCTACCAACGTCACCAGCACCACGCTGACGCCGGCGTCGACCGGCGGCATCACGCCGGATATGACCAGCAACACGCTACCGAGCGGCACCGCCGCGAACAGCGTGGCAGGCGCGAACGCCTATCAGGCCTTCGACCGAGACGTGACCGCCGGCACGGTGCTGACCGGCGCGACTTCTGGCTGGCTGTCCTATGATTTCGCCGGTACGGCGACCAAAGTCGCCGATGCCTACTGGCTGGCGGCCAGCCGCAACCTGTTCCAAAACATGCCGACTAACTGGACCTTCGAGGGCTGGACCGGCTCGGCGTGGGTGGTGCTCGACACGCGCATCAACGAGGTAGCATGGGGCGCCGCCGAGCGGCGCTATTTCGAGTTCCCTAACCAGACAGCTTACCAGAGCTACCGCATCAACTGGACCGCGGTAGACGGCGGCGCCGACACCACGATCGACGAGCTGGTCATCCACGAGAGCGGCGACACGCAGACCGCTTTCAACCTGACGGCGTCGGCGATCACTGGCATCAACAACAACACCGGCTTCCAGACTACCGACGTCGGCCGCACCATTCGCCTGCTCGGCGCCGATGGCATCTGGCGCTGGGCGCGCATCATCGCGCGCACCTCGACGACCGTCGTCACCATCCGCCTCTACGGGCACGCGCTGCTCGACCTGTCGCCGATCACCGCGGGGTAGCCCTCGAG